TGGGAACCAAGTAAAAATCAAGATTGGCAAATAGAAGGCGAGTGTGCTAAGAAAGAAAATAGGAGTGCCCAAGACTTCTTTTTTTCTGAAGACTCGAGAGAAAAATCTATTGCTAAAGGTATTTGTGCGGCATGCCCGGTACGTAAAGAATGTACTAAGTGGGCTTTAGAAAATAATATGATTTGGGGAATTTGGGGCGGTAAAGATGAGCATCAAATTCGTAGAACTCTCTCTGTAAACTCTGACGGAGCAGAGATTCGTAGAGATAGATATCCTCAGTGTTTAAACTGTGGGGGCACAACTAAAAGTTTAGAGCCATATATTGCGGAAAATCCTGAAGGTGGTCGTTGGACAACAGTGCGTCTTGTTAAATGTAATGAGTGTCAGTTTGTATGGAGAAGTAGAACTAGTTCTAATGCTGTAAATGCTTATCACAATATGGTGGCAGATAAAAAAGCAAAGAAAGAAGCCGAGATAACAAAGAAAGATAAGGATAATCTAGAAGAAACCTAGAGCCCCCACTTCTGTCTAAAAATTATTTCATCATTCATTGTATCTTCGCTAAAGTTTACAGGTCGGTCATGGACAATTGTAAACGAAGTATTGCCTCGACAAGTTGCTACTCTTGCAATCCCAGCAATGTGTCCTTTTGACTTACACCAACGCATGATGTCATCGTCTCCGTAGTACCACTTCATTCTTTCATCAAAAGTGAATTCTTTAGCTAGGTCTTTATTTAGTGCCATAAAAAACCCACCAAGACCACCAGTTCCGTCATAACGAGCCCCGCATACCTGGGACACAGGGTGGACTAGTTCAGTAAAAACTCTTCCGTCATAGTCTGGGCAAATTACTCCGTACTCACTATTGTGAGCTAGGAGCGCAGCTAAAAGTCCGCAAGCGTTTGGCCCTGGAATAATGTCATCATTAATAAAAATAGGAGTATTTCCCTGGCCATTAGCAATGTTTAGTCCAATATTCCACATAACATGAATTCCTGAGCCAAGTCTGACATGCGTAAGAAGTACTTTTGGGTATTGATACATAAGCTCTCTATAGCGCTCAAGTGCCATATTTCCGTCTGCTACTACGACAATTTGTTCAACTGCAGGGTCAGTCATTAGTGACTCGACTACGGTAATTAACCCACTAGTGTTTGATTTACTAGGAATGATTGCAGTAACTTTTTCGTTATATGTTTTTAAAAGTGCAACTTTTAACGAAGTAAGTGCTCGTTCGTTGTTAGGATCTAGCTCAAGATCTTTAATAAAAGTGTCTACTAGTTCTTTGGTCATTTTATGTTCCATTTCTTTTCAAAGGTTTTTCTGTCATTTTCTGTAATTTTTTTAAAGTTTTTTGGCGGATCATTGAGTGTTGTGTATGACGTGTTGTCTCGGTACTCTACAAGATTTGTGACTCCTACCCCATATGCATTGTCCTCGCACCAGTTCACGATGTCGTCATCACCAAACCACCACTTGAGATTTTCATCAAAATCGTAAACTTTGACTAAATCTGCTGATAGTGCCATACAGCACCCAGCAAGGCCCTCATCCTGCTTGTACCATCCTCTAGCATTGCTGACTACTTTGTATATGGGCGTATTGAACGGTTTAGCATCATATCCTGTCGATAGTAGGCTAATGTTTTTGTTGTAGTCAAGTAACGATGCAAGAGTTCCAGCAGTTCCTTCATCAAGCTCTAGATCGTCATTAACTAGTAGTAGCGATGTTCCATTCTTTCTTGCAATCCCAATTCCTGCGTTCCACATTGCGTGGATACCTGATTCTGCTTTTACATAAATAAGAGTAACTCCAGATTTATCTAAAAGCTTTTTATATGTTTTGTACGACTCTTCACCATCTGCAATTAGTACAATTTCTACTACTTGTTTGTCTTGCTGCAAAGATTGAATTACTTTAAGGGCACCACCGGTGTTTGACTTGCTTGGAATTGCTACCGTAATCTTTTCATTGTGGACTTCTCTAACCATTAGTTTAAAGTTGTCCATCATTCGTCTATCATTTGGTGCATGCCTTAGTGCCTCTAGCTCATGGTCTAGTGACTCTTTACGCTTACCAAGCCACCACGAAGAGATGCAGGCAAGGTCATGCGGCAGCCACTGCCATGCAAAATCTTCACATAGATAGTCCATTGGCTTTTCTTTAATACTCAGTGCTGTAATTGCCTGTGTGTAGCACAAAGACCATTCTTCTTGCTCGTAGTAGTACTTTGCAAGCTCCACTCGAGCTTCTCTGCGTTGTGGGTCTTGTGAAATAGCACTAATCAAATACTCTTCTGCTCTGTCTGGTTCGCACTTTGCAAGATATCTACATGATGCTGCCCTTTCGGCTCCCCACACTGCTGTTGGTAGGCTCAAGTGACGTTTAAACTCTACGGCTGCTTCGGCATACATGTTGTAAAAAAAGAGCTCACGGGCGTAGTAAAAAGCGTTTCTATCGTTATACGGCTCTTCCTCTACTGAAAGTTTTAGTAGAGGTAGATACTGCCCTCGAGATTTTGATGCGTCTGCTTTGTGGTGAATTTCTAGGTCAATCCAACCTACAGTCTCTTCAAGTCTGTCTGGAACAACAATTTCGTGTACCGGAGTCTTCCATCGGTAGTTGTGTCTGAGGTGGATGTGGTCGCCGCCAAACTCAATTCCTGGAGTACCGTCTGCATTAAAGTTCCAAATGTAGCGGTATCTCGGCCTGGTCAGTTTGTTTTTATAAGCTTTTTCAAGCTCTTCATGCCAGCCTGGGGCAAGGAGCTCATCCATATCAAGAGAAATACAATAGTCCACGTCAGAAGGTAAAGCAGCGAGAGCAGCATTCCTAGCATCATCAAAGCGCCAAGGTTTGACACTGATATCAATAACGTTAATACCGAATTTTTTTGCAAGTTCTACCGTCCTATCATTTGAGCCAGTGTCTGCAATAAGTAGGTAGTCTGCGTCTTTTGCACTCTCGTACCAACGCTCTACAAACTGTTCTTCATTGAGTGCAATTGTATAGACTGCTACCTTCATTACATCCACGTACCTTTCCACTTTTCATAAATTTCATTTATGTAAAGTCTGTTTTCTCTTCCATTTTTATAAACCGTGTCTAAAACCTTGTGGCGAACTGGGACTGGATGGATGTGATTTGTGCAGGCTTTAACATATGTTTTTGTCCACAACCACTCTTGTTTAATTGACTCTTCTTTACTATCAACTTTAGGGATTTCAATGCTGTTTAGTGTGGATCTTTCGTAGAGACCCATAAATGACCCAAAGCAGTCTGGATCATCCATAATACATACAGACCCTTCATAGTCAAAAAGACTCATAAGTAGCTGGTTGTTTCTAACCACCACGCTGTCTTGTAAAAAAATAAATCGATCGATGTCAGTATTTTCTAATACCCACTCAATTTTACCTAGCTCGTATCCACCAGTAGAAACAACAATTACAGGGATAGGAACGCGGATCGATTCAAGGCAGTCTCGTACCCAATTCTCTCGTCCATCGGACGTAGCGATAACTATGGCTTTCTTCATATTTTAGTCGGTAAAAAATACCAATGGCCTTTCTATAATTTCATATTCACGCTCAAATGAGATATACACAGAAAATAGTCTCTCTAAAATGAATGCTCCCCACCGGTCATTTGTTTTATGAGGTGAGTCTAGTAAATTCATATAAGTGGCAATCTCTAATGCTATTTTATACCATCTAACAGCAAAATCCACTGGAGAAATAAAAATGTTTCTTGAATATAAATAAGTTACAGATTGTAGGTATTGCTTTGCGTCATAGCCAGTAAGTTCATAAAATTTTTCACAGGCTTTTTCCATAATAGGAATATTTTTTGCATGTTCACTTGGTGAGCAATACTGCTCCCATGCCGTAACTCCTAGCTGTAGCTTGTTTCCAATAACAATTTTATTTTTAAAGTTTTTAAAATGCTCTGGCTGTCGCTTAAAAAACTCATCTCTCTGTGCATATTTCATTGCAGTTTGATCAGACTCAAAATTCAGTGCACATCTATAGTGAATTAATCCGTACGTTTCAATATTTTTATCTAATGGAAATGAGTTAAAAAACTGAGCGTACTCTGACCAAGTTAGTGCTGGTCCAGGTAGCCCTTTAACTCTATAAAAGTCGTGGCGTACATCTTCACGATAGGGGTAATCTAACTTTTTAAGGTCTTCCCTGTCTACATTAGATGCAACGATAATTTGTGTGATCATTTTAAGCGTTGTTTAATGTCCGTAGACGAGATCTCTTTCGTGTATGGAATATAGATAAGCCCAATTCCTCTAGCATCTAACCAGTCCTGATCGAACTGCATTTGAGCATAATAATCTTTTTGTGCCCAGTCAGATCCAATAACAATATAGTCTGGTTTAACAAGATCAATTGATATCTTTGAATCAGATCCACCAATATTAGGAACTACATCATCTACGTATCGACATGCGCGGAGTACTGCTTCTCGCTCATGATATGAAAGTATTGGTGGCTTACCTTTATATTTTTCAATAAATTCATCAGTATTTAAAGAAACAATAACTGTTCCAATTTCTGAGCAACGGCGAAGAAGGTTAACGTGCCCACTATGGAACAAATCAAATGTACCTCCGGTATAGACTACTGCCATTAAATACTCGTTGGAATAACGCTGATAAACTCTCGAGGAGCATAGTCCCCGCCAATAACCATTGTCAAAAGACCAGGCTTTGAAGACATTCCAGATCGGTCACGAAACCAGTCAGAGCCTGGGTCTGTAGTTGGACATTGCACCCAAAGGCGCTCGCCAATATCCATACTTTTAAAGTTATGAAAATGGCCAGAAATCCAGACATCAGCCCCACCAAGTGCAGTTTGACCTGCTGCTTGTCCTGACAAATATTTAGTGACGTCACGTCCGGCTTGATGCCCGTGAAAAATTCCAAGCATGCATCCGTTAACATCAACCGTAAGTGTTTGATGTCCTGATTCTGGAAAACGGAACTCAACGTGTTGAAGAGCTGGATTCTCGGCGCAAGCATCCTGAACTGCCGATGCAATCTCGACGTTCCAGCCGTCAGCAGGATCTGCTGCTACCTGACGAGTAACTTCGTCGTGGTTTCCATTTACTACAGGAACAACCATCTTCTCTGCAAGAGGAGCATGCGCCTTAATTTGAGCCATAAGCAGTCGACGTGCTACACGGATTTGCTCGGTCATACCGAGGTCGGATGCAGCTTGTCCTTGTAGGCGACCATTCTGGCTAACATTCCCTTCAACATGATCTCCAGGAAGTGCAAGAACAATTGTTCCAAGATTGAGGCCCATCTTTTTATATGCTTCAAACTTGCTAACTGATGCTCCAGTAAGTTGGAGAATTCTTTCTACTGAAAGATCCGTACCGCCTGCTCCAGATTTTTTACCAATCTGCTGATCACTTGGTGAGAGTAAGTATGCCCCGTTCCCAGTAGAAGTTTTAATTCCACGCTCTGGACGCCATTTTTTAATTTCATCAATGAGTGCCTCGACGTCAAGTTGGTCACCTAAATATACGTCTGCAGGTGCAAGAGAGACTCTGGCTGCTTCAAGCCATTCTCCATTATATGTCTGCCAACGAGACTTTCGTACTGAAACAACTCGCCAAGAGTTAGGGTCGAGTTCAAACTCTTTAAGAATATCTACTGCATCTGGAATTTCTCCAGCTTTCCGTGGGCTAGAGACAATGTATCCGCCATCTGAGCCAATCTCCATCCGAGGACGCCATGCCTCGGGGGTGTTGAGTGATCGTACATCAGATCCTGACTGTCCAGGAGACACTAAGTTTGTAAGTTTATCAGAGATACTCATTATTGAGCTCCTCCCCTAAAGCATGAGCATCGCTTCAGCCGATGAGTTGTGATTGAAGTAGCAGATATAAAATGTCCCTCCTCTGAAAGGACAGATGCTAGAGCGGCACTTGAAATACGTCGAGAGTCTCCGCTTGGTATCATAACTACTGAGATAAGCTGATCTCGGTCATCAATGCTTAGTTTTGGCCCAGTCATTAATTCCCCCAGCTTGCAGAGGGCTATTTTCTTTTCTTTACTGCTGACCAAAGTCAAGCGTTCTGAAAGAGACATAACATAGCTCCTTAGTGTGTAATGCGTCGTTATTACATAATAGCGCATAAAACGCTAAAAACCAAAGAAACTAGCTAGCTTTTTTGGCGCGTGGCTTGCGTACTGGAGAGTCTACTGATTGCGCTCCAATTAGAATGTCTTTAATAATCTCTAACTCTGCCGTCGTTTTTATTGCATGTGATTCAATTGTATTTACTCTATCAGCAAGTGAGGTTCCACCATTTTCCCAGAGCTGGTGCTCAACCTTGTTAAGTCTTTCAGAAATTGTTCTTCCATTTTCATCAAGTCCAATAGATTTGTTGATAGTGTGTGCTAATCTATAAATAGCAACAATACCGCCAACAATGACACCGATTGCGGTGATTACTGCTGCGGTGGTAAAAACCCACTCAAGAGCCACGATTATCCTAAAAAATAAAAGCTTAGATTGCTTGATATAATTGTACAACAACCCGGATTTGGTGATTAGCCCTAGGCGTGCTACACTAGCGATAATCCGAACACTCGACTATTTGTCTTGAGTTATTTCAGCCTAGGGTTTAGTATTTTAGTTACCAAGGGAGGTACAGATGACATCTGCTAAAACGACGCATACGGAAAAGCTAGCGCGTGGTTCTGAGTGGTACGCTCAGCAGGGATGGAAGATTCTTCCGTGTTTTGGAATTACAGATGGCGGACGATGCACATGTAATGGTGTACACGCAGAGCCTAAAGACATTGGTAAGCACCCGATGATTGGCGAGTGGACCACTCGATCTACTGACGACGTTGAGACTGTCTCCGCGTGGTGGGAACGTAATCCAGAGAATAACATTGGTGTTCACTGTCAGCGGTCTGGATTTATTGTTATCGACGTCGACCCTCGTTCAGATGGTATTGATTCTTTTGAAAAGTTTAAAGATATGATTGGGATTGAACTTCCTAAGACTGTTGAAGCATTTACTGGTGTTTATACCTATCAGGGAGTGCAGAACCGTGGACGTCATATCTATTTTCGTGTTCAAGATGGGGAAAATTTTGTAGGTAATCTCAAGTCTTTCGGTCTTCCTGGCATTGATATTAAACACAACGGTTATGTGATGGTTGCTCCTAGCCGTCACGGATCTGGTGTTACTTATGATTGGGCTGCTGGCTGTGCTCCTTGGGAAGTTGAGATGGCAGAAGCACCCGAAGAATTGCTCGAAGCACTCCGCAAGCGCAGAGGAAGCGGTAGAACTGGGACATCTCTTGGTACCGGTGACTGGAGCTGGCTTGGAGATCTTGGTGGCGATGATCGAGTTGATATCAACAAGTTTTTGGAGGAGGGGATTGATGAGGGTTCCCGTGCAGTAGACGTTTACAAACTTACATGTGCAATTGCTAACAAAATGAATGTTGACTCGGAGGCTGGAAAGCTTGCAGTCGAAACTTTAATGATTCGCTTCAACCATGAAAAAGTTCGTCCACCTCTTGAACTTGAGGGTCAGGGCGGTCTTCTCATGCACGTTCGTCGTGCAATTGATTTTGTTGCTAACAACCCTGTTGGGGATATGCTGTGGCCAGGTGCTCAGGATTGGGCAAAAAATAACCAGGCTGAGGCTCGAGCCACCGCTGCTCAAGTTGCCGAGCAGCATGATGACCCCTCTATTCAACTTCTTGGGACTATTGGTGCTGCAGTTGCCGATGCGGCACATAGTGGCTCATCTATTGATGAGGCGTTTAGCGGTGGCAACGTAGATATTCCTAAAGACCCTGATGCTATCTCTGAGTATGAGGGTGGAACTCCAGGTAAGCGCTCACTGACTGATATTGGTAATGGACGACGAATGATCGACTCATTTGGTTCTTCAGTTCGATACACTCCTGGAATTGGTTGGTTTATCTGGGAAGGTCAGTACTGGAAGCCAGATGCCGAAGACCTTGGTATGAAAGAACTTGCTAAGCGAATTCCTCCAATTATTGCCACCGAGGTTGCTAAGTATGAAGACCAAGACAAAAAGAATGAAGTTCTCAAGTGGGCTAATCAAGCAAAGAGTAATGGACGTTTGAACTCTGCGGTTGAGAGTGCAAACTCCGATCCTCGTGTCGTTGTCCCTGTGGAATCATGGGATGGCGATGAGTATCTCCTTGGTGTCATGAATGGTGTTATCAATCTTCGAACTGGTGAGCTTATGCGAGGTCGTCCCGATCTTCATATTACAAAGCGTGTTCCTGTATCATATACTCCTGGTATGCGTAACATCCGATGGGAACAGTTTGTAGACTTTGCAACTGGTGGAGATAAAGAACTTCAAGACTGGATTCAGCGTGCAGTTGGCTACACGCTTACTGGTCTCAATAACCAAGACCTTATGTTCCTTGTATACGGACCTCCTGGTTCAGGTAAAAATACTTTTGTTGAGGCACTTGTTAAAGCTCTTGGTACCCAGCAGTATGCTTGGCCTCTTGATTCAAGCATTCTTGCTGATAACGGTGGACAAACGTCCTCTACTGATCTTTACCACTGGGCGGAACTTCGTGGTCGTCGTATGGTCTGGGTTGACGAGTTGCCTGAGTCGGAACGTATCAAAGAGAACGCGGTCAAGAAGTTAACTGGTTCATCCGAAATCTCGGCACGTTCTCCTGGTGAAAAGCCATTTACGTTCAAGGCTCAAGCTAAGCTATGGATTACCACAAACCACCGACCAATGATTACTGATGATGCTATGTGGCGTCGTATCCGTCCTATCCCATGGTCACACGTTCCAGAATCTCCTGATCCTGATCTTAAAGCATATCTTTTTGATGCTGAGGGTGGCCTTCCTGCTGTTCTTGCTTGGGCAGTAGAGGGTGCTATTAAGTACCTTGGTTCTTCTGCTCGTGATCCTCTTGGTTGGTGTACTGCTGTCAAAGAAGCTGCAGACATATATCGCAAGAATGAAGACCGAATTGGCATGTTCTTAAATGAAGAAATGCGTGAGTCGGAAGGTTCAGAGATTGCAATCAAGCAGATTTACACGATTTATCGGATCTGGAGTGAAGAGCGTGGTGAACGAGCTATGACTCAAATTTCTCTACAGCGTAAACTTACGGATAGAGGTATGAACATTGAGGGGCAAGGCTCTCGAGCTAAAGTTAAGAACTGGGTTCTTAACCCCCGAATTGTATCTAACACAAATATTGACTGGGGCATTGCTGATCGAATGGCTCAATAAACCTTTTTAATTTTAGTGCGTTTTCTCTAAATTTAACCTTAAGTTGTTGTACAATTAGAGAGTGCTCTTGGGAGAGAGGCACAGAGAGGTCTGGCGATTCTCTTTTTCGTCAGACCTCTTCATAATAAGGAGTATTTAGTGCATATCAGAATTGCAACGCCTATGTATGGCGGTAACTGTAAAGGTATCTACGTTGACTCAATTATGAGTCTTACTTTTGAACTTGCTAAAAAAGGGCATCAAGTTTCTTTTTCTAAGATTTACAATGAAAGTTTGATTACACGAGCACGTAATAATCTTGCCCATGAATTTATTAAAAGTTCAGCAGATGCATTACTTTTTGTTGATGCAGATGAAGGTTTTAACCCTCATGATGTAATTAAAATGATTGAGTCAGATAAAGATATTATTGGTGGAATTTACCCAATGAAGAATATTAACTGGGAAAATATTAGAAAAGCTGTCCAAGCTGGTAAACAAAATCTTGCTGATTTTTCTGGGTTTTTTGCATTAAATATGCTTCCAGGTGTGTCAACATTTAGGCTAGATGAGCCAGTTGAAGTTACTGAAGTTGCTACTGGACTTATGTTTATTAAGCGTGAGGTTTTTGAAAAACTAGAACCTCATTGCCCTAAATATGCTTTGAATGGTCCTGATGCTTCTTTTGATTTTGATAACATGGTTACAGAATACTTTGCCACATCAATCACAGAAGAGGGGATACTTCTATCTGAAGACTACCACTTTTGTCGACTGTACCGAAAAATTGGTGGGTCAGTGTATGCAGCCCCTTGGGTTACAGTAGATCACGCTGGTGAATATATCTTTAGCGGGCGTTTTGCTCAAGATGTTATGTTAAATGGTCAAGTCAACAAGTCAGCTTCAAAAGCTATCCCAGTAGATTCTTTACCGTCGTCGGATACCACTTCCGACCATTCTGAGTTGGAACCTGATCTCGATTCAAACCGTCAGCAATCTTCTGGTAAGAAAGCCCCAAAGCCCTCTCAGAAGTAACTCTCTGTTTTACTTCTTCAGGAGTTTTGTTCATTGGCCCCATGTGTACACCCCAGACAACACCACGCTTGCGTCGATCTTCATGAACATCTTTTTGACGAGCAGCGATAATTCCTCGCTCCATCTCAGCAAGTGCTGACATAATTGTCACAACAAACCTACCTTGATATGTTGAAGTATCAAGATTTAAATCAAGCATCACAAGACGCCATCCATTTTTATTTGCTCGATCTACAACGCTTAAAAAGTCCTGAGTTGAACGAGCTAAGCGGTCAATTCGAGTAACAAAAAGTGCTTTAGCTTCTCCAGAATCTAGACGTTTTAGGGCGTCAGTTAATGCTGGACGTCCACTGATGTTTTTACCAGATCGTCCTTCTTCTCTGACTAACTCTATATTTGTGTAGCCAGCAAGTCCTGCTGCACTTTGCAAATTACGTTCTTGAACGTCAAGTGAGACGCCATCATTTACCTGAAGCTGCGTAGACACGCGGGCATAGAGTAATGCTAAATCTTCCATAGGTGTCGGTTTTCTTTCATAGTTGTTGTGACAATATCTTCAAGAAAGTCAACAGTGTCTACATTATTAATTTGAATATCAAATTTGTAGTCTTTTAGCGCATGCTCTGATTCATGATCGTTTACTCCAAAAATATCTGGACGATTTACTCTCCATACAGACCCTCCTGCAGACTTGATTGCGTCTGCTTCGTTGGGATATCTGACGTCTGAAAAAACTACACGGCTTCCGTCTGGAACCAAGTCAATTGCCAGATCTACCCAAATGTTTTGATCAAACATCTCTCGACCAACTTCTGTTCCAAATCTTTGAAGGAGCTCTCTAACTCCTGTGTCTTCTTTTTTTAAAAACTCCCATCCAAAAGATTTCACGGCTGATGATAGTCTCATTGCCATGTTGGCAACTTCTATTCGGGGATTAAGGACAACCAATGCTTCTCGTATGGCATCTGCAAATGCTACTTTTTTGTATCCAAAGTCTTCAACAAGGACCTCGGCAACTGTGTCTTTTCCAGACTGAGCATATCCAGACAATCCGATGCACGTTATTCTTGGTGCAAGCATTCCATTTTTAAGAATAAACAGAGGTATCTTAAGTTTTTTTGCAATGTGCACTTCTAAGCGTGCTCCCTCGGATTCTTGCCACCCCGGAAGCAGAACCACTCCAACACACTCAAGTAAATATTTAAGGTCCCTCTTCACATAGAACTCCCATTTTTCTATGGGATTTTCTAAGGTACCGACAGTGGCTAGTGCTTCCTCGACGGTATTGCCGTCATGCCGTGCTGGGTTTTCTACTGCGTATCCAAGACTTTTTAATTGCTCTTCAGCATCAAAGAATGCAGGAAAGTTCCAGTCCTCCATACCCGTCATAGGGCCAGCAATATAAAGCTTCATACGTCTCCAGTTATATAATAGAATGTATCATTTTGTACAGCATTTTACAGAAAAACGCCGTATAAACTTAAAGTTAAGTCTATAAACAGGATACCACACAGCCCAACAGACACGCGGTATAATTGTAGTAATGATAACTCCAAAGAATCCATACCGATGTTCTGGATGCGGAAAAACTTATGTAGTTCCGTCGTTAGCTAAAGCTTGTGAATTAAAGCACTGACTCTTCAGGAGTTGTTGGTGGTTCGTCCATAAAAACGCTTCCATCCCACCATCCACCAATTCTTGCCGGGCCAGTTAATTCTGTAACCTCGATCACACTATCTATTACAGAGCGAGCTTGATCTATATTGTCAGCAACAATGATATTTGCCACGTATCCTTGATTTGGATTAACTATTGCATATGCATTCATTTAACTCTCTTTTCTTTACCAATAAATAAGGACACAGCCGTCTCCACCGTATCCTCCCAAAGAGGTCTGCCCAGCGCCTCCGCCGCCACCACCCCCGCCGTTTCCTCCAAAACCTCCAGCAGCCCCAGTACCCGCCCTAGCACTTGAGCCGTTACCGCCGTCTCCTGCATACCCAGCCCCGCCCCCACCACTTGCGGCACGGTCGGTACTATTTGTCAGGCTACCTCCAACACCTCCCGCATAACCTACATACGAACCTCCACCGTTTCCTCCAGAGCTAGTTCCAGAAGCTGATGCGGCGTTAGATACGCCAGCACCGCCACCGCCTCCCGTCCAACCAGTTCCTCCAGCTCCTCCAGTAGCGGGGTTTGACCCCGTAGTTCCAGAGTTACTGGCACCTCCACCTCCACCGCCCGAAGAAGCGGTTGACCCCGTTCCTCCTGTGGGGTTTCCACTACCTATTCCATTTCCGCCAGAGCCACCAACGTTGTACCATAGAACGCTCCCAACTCCGCCAGTATTAGTTTGGGCGCTTGCCGACGAGCCAGCGCCCCCAGCCCCAGCACCGTTTTTAGAACCACCTGAGATTGTTCCCGCACCAGCGCCGCCTTGTCCTCCAGCGGCATACAGTGTTGAATAAGCAGACGAGCCTCCGTCACCACCCTGGCTATTTCCAGAAGCGGGAACCCCACCAGCCCCATAGTATGCTTTTCTTGCAGCGGGAACTAGCCCGTAGGATATAGCGCCACCGCCCCCACCTGCTGCAGAGTGACCAGATGAGTTAGTGCTTCCACCTGCGCCTCCACCACCGACAACAATCGCAAAAACAAACTCAGGGGCACCAGTGAGGTCGAGTGTTTGCTCTCCTGGACTGTACCCAGAACTAGCAAAAAAATATCTAAGAGTCATTCCTTTAGGAACTAAACGATTATCATACATAGAATCCTACCAATAAAGAAGGAGTGCTCCAGCCCCACCATTACCGCCCGCACCGGATGCCGAGATACCTGCGGCTCCACCTCCACCGCCACCGCCAGTGCCTCCAGCGCCACCAGTACGAACAGTGTTACCAGTACCTACGGTACCCGCAGTTCCAGCAACAGCAATTCCAGAACCTCCAGAACCTGAAGCGCCTTTTACACCAGTTGTAGAAGCACTTGTTGAACCAGATGTTCCTGCATATCTGAAACTTGCGCCGCCAACACCAACAGTTACAGTTCCTGTGCTAGATGCACTAGAGCAATAAGCTCCACCAGCACCTCCACCAGCAAGACCAGTTCCGCCAGTACCTCCAGTAGCACTACCCGCAGAAGCACTGTTAATTACTATCGCACCACCGCCTCCACCAGAGCTTCCCGATTCCCCAGTAAAACCAGTGGCTGAACCTGAAGTTGTGTAATATCCAGCCTGCCCAGAACCACCGACGTTGTAGCCAATAGAACTTGTGCTGCCCGCAGCATTTCCTGCAGTTGTAGTAGCTGCACCGCCACCTCCAGCACCACCGTTAGTTGCAGTTGAACCAGTAGTTGTTGAGAACCCGCCACCAGCACCGCCGTAAGCAACAAGGCTAGAATAATAAGAAATTCCGCCGTTACCACCGGCGGCACCAACGGCTCCTGTTCCTCCTATACCAAGAGCAACTGTAGTTGCAGCAGGAACCCAACCACATACTACCGCACCAGCACCGCCACCGCCACCAGTTAAAGCAGTAGAGGTGTTTGTTCCACCACCAGCGCCACCACCTCCAGCAAGGACTGCAAAAACAATGGCAGGAGCGCCAGCATTGAGGGTAAATGATCCGCTAGATGTGATGGTTTGTTGGAGAGTAATAGCTGAGGGAACTGGTCCCGTAGAACCAGTGGGTCCTATAGGTCCTGTAGGCCCAGTAACAGTTGAGGCTGCTCCAGTTGGACCTGTTGAGCCAGTAGGCCCAGTTGATCCTGTAAGTCCAGTTGGTCCCGTAGCTCCTGTTAAACCAGTTGAGCCAGTCGGACCAGTAACAGTTGAGGCGGCTCCTGTTGGTCCAGTTGCGCCAGTTGAGCCCGTAGGGCCTGTAACGGTTGACGCTGCACCTGTTGGGCCTGTAGCTCCAGTTAGACCTGTTGAGCCAGTCGGACCTTGAATGCCTTGAGCTCCAGTCGGGCCTGTGGCACCTTGAATTCCTTGAGCGCCAGTCGGACCCGTAGCTCCTGTTAAACCAGTCGCGCCGGTCGGTCCAATATTACCAGTCGTGCCTGTTGGTCCCGTTGCTCCTGTTAGACCAGTAGTTCCAGTAGGTCCCTGAATACCCTGAGAACCAGTCGGACCAGTCGCTCCTGTTGAACCAGTTGGTCCCGTCGATCCTGTCGATCCCGTATCACCTTTTGCACCGGTAGGTCCTTGAATACCTTGAGAACCTGTAGGCCCGGTAGCGCCAGTTAACCCGGTCTGCCCCGTTGGTCCTGTAGCGCCTTGAATTCCCTGTGATCCTGTGGCTCCTGTCAGACCCGTTGGTCCCGTTGCTCCCTGGACTCCTTGTGCACCCGTAGGTCCTGTTGGACCCGTGACTGTTGAAGCAGCACCTGTTGCGCCCGTTGGACCAGTTGGACCTGTTGGCGCAACTGGTCCCATGGAGTCAAGAGAGCCGTCACCCTTCACAAACTGAGATGAAGTTCCACCTTGAGTGATGAACTTATCTGCGTTGATGTATTGGAAGTAATCAATGGCGTTTGTTGTGCCACCAGTACCAGACGAAGCAACTAAGGTTGAATTTGGCTTATCGTATACGCAGTTGAGGATTGAGTAGAAGCCACTCAAAACGACTGGTGCGACATTGTTTAGTGCGGAAGTCAGTAGTTGACAGTTTGCTAAAGTAATCACACTTGAGGCAGCCGATGTCACGGCATTGGTCACAGCAGCAACAACTACAGAATCTACAAGGCTTAGAGTTCCAGCAGTTAGAACAGGGGCAACGGTGACAGCACTTTTTACAATTACATTGGCACTAGCGTTGTTGACGGTTATGAAGTTTGGATTTCCACCAAAGATGGCTACTAATCCAGCCCCAGTAATACTTGCGACACCGAGGTCGCACAAACGAAGAACGGTGTAGTCAGCATTACTGCTCTTTGTAAAAGTTCCAGAAACTTCACAGTTCAAGATGTTTACATTCCCTGTACCAGTGGGCGTAGTGACAGTAAGGTTTGTCATCTTTATGCCCGAAATAGTACAGCCAGTACTTGTGCTTACAGTTCCAAAGATTACGATGTTTCCACCAATAAGCCCTGGACCAGTTATGGTCGTGTATTGGACAGTTATTGATGGGCTTTCAGTGTACGTTCCTGGGTGAACAATAATGGTTTTACGTTGTGAATCTACTAAAGTCAATGCCTTAGTAATAGAAGCAACTGGAGTAAGCAAATCACCATTACCAGTAGTATCATTTCCATCTACTTGACTAACGTGAATTTCATAGTCATAGCCCGTGAAGTTTGCTCCTGTTGGACCTGTTGCGCCAGTCGGTCCGGTTGTACCGGTTGGACCAGTAACTGTACTCGCTGCGCCTGTGGCTCCAGTCGGTCCTGTTGGACCAGTGACTGTTGACGCTGCGCCTGTTGCGCCAGTTGGTCCTGTGGGACCAGTTACCGTGCTCGCTGCGCCTGTGGCTCCTGTGGCTCCCGTTGGACCCGTGACTGTTGAAGCAGCGCCTGTTGCACCTATCGGTCCTGTCGGTCCTGTTACTGTTGAGGGGCTACCAGTTGCACCTGTCGGTCCAGTAGGACCTGTCACAGTAGAAGCGTTACCTTGAGCACCTGTTGGACCAGTGGGACCAGTAACGGTAGAGGCTGCTCCCGTAGAACCTGTTGGACCCGTCGGTCCTGTAACTGTTGAAGCATTTCCTGTTGCACCAGTAGGTCCTATGGGACCAGTGACTGTTGACGCTGCGCCTGTTGCGCCAGTTGGTCCTGTGGGACCAGTCGGTCCTGTAACTGTTGAAGCATTTCCTGTTGCACCAGTAGGTCCTGTGGGACCAGTGGCTGTTGACGCTGCGCCTGTTGGTCCTGTCGAACCAGTGGGTCCTTGCGCCCCTGTTGCGCCAGTGAGACCAGTGGGTCCCGTGACTCCTTGAGCGCCTGTTCCACCAGTAGCACCAGTCGGACCAGTTGCGCCTTGTACACCCTGAATTCCTTGAGCACCTGTGGGACCAGTTGGTCCTGTGGTACCTTGTGCTCCTGTAGGTCCAGTGACAGTGCTTGCTGCTCCTGTAGAACCTGTAGGTCCTTGGGAACCAGTTGGACCTGTAGAGCCAGTTATACCCGTAGAACCTGTGGGTCCAGTGTTGCCTGTCAACCCAGTCGGTCCGGTAGAACCTGTTAATCCAGTCGGTCCTTGGATACCTTGAGACCCAGTCGGACCCGTAGAACCTGTGGCTCCGGCACTTCCAGTTGATCCGGTTGGCCCCGTTACACCTTGAACACCTGTAGGCCCTGTAACTGTAGAGGCAGCACCTGTAGATCCTGTAGGTCCAGTTAAACCTGTTTGACCAGTCGGACCGGTGGCTCCAGTGCTGCCAGTTGAGCCTTGTGTGCCTGTTGGGCCTGTGACCCCTTGGATTCCTTGTGCACCCGTGGGTCCAGTTGCTCCTGTTAGACCAGTTGGTCCCTGGACTCCTTGGGAACCAGTTGGCCCAGTAACAGTTGAGGCTGCTCCTTGAGGCCCGGTTGGGCCAGTTGATCCAGTAAAACCTGTAGAACCCGTAGGTCCTGTAGGTCCAGCTATGGTAGATGCTGAACCAGTTGATCCTGTGGGCCCTGTTGATCCCTGGATACCTTGAGATCCGGTCGGTCCAGTGGTGCCTTGTAAACCAGTGGGGCCTTGAATTCCCTGAGAACCAGTTGGTCCAGTAACTCCTTGAATACCTTGAGAGCCTGTGGGGCCGGTAGGACCAGTTACTCCCTGAATACCCTGTGAGCCTGTTGGTCCCGTGACGCCCTGAATACCCTGAGCGCCAGTTGGGCCCGTAGCTCCTGTCGGTCCCGTGACTCCTTGAATACCTTGAGCACCTGTTGGACCTGTCAATCCTTGCGACCCTGTCGGTCCTGTTACTGTTGAGTTAGCGCCCGTGGGGCCAGTGGATCCCGTAGGTCCAGTTGGTCCTGTTGCTCCAGAGATTCCTGTAGGTCCAGTTGCACCAAAGTTTGCTGCTTGTCCAGGAGCACCTTGTACACCTGTTGGACCTAGAGGTCCAGTTGGTCCTTGAATACCTTGGGGTCCGCCTACTGCAACAATGACTTTATTGTCAACCTCTTGGACAATTACTTTACTTTTGTCACGTGGGTCAACAATTACTTTATTTTGAGGGTCGTTAAACTCGACTGCCACTAGCGCGTCACCTCGGCTTTAACGTTAAAGTTACCTTCAATGAGGCGTGTGACAACGTTAGCCGAAGAGACAAGTTCAAGGTCGTAGACGTAAAGTCCAGGAGTGAGGTTCGCTGTGTCTGTTGCGGCAATTGTTAAAGTTACGGTTCCTGCGTTTGCACCTAATGCAATTCTTCCGTTTCCAGTTGTAAGCTCGACAATGGTGCTTGAGGAATTGACGTTTGCTCTTACCTGCATACGCGAGCTGTATCCAGTCAAGTTATAGGGATTTCGTGCAGAATCTGTCCATGTAATTGCGCGCGAAAAAGTAGCACCCTGGTTGCAGGTAATGTTATAAACACCAGTTGTTGCACAAGTCATGAGAGTCCTTAAAAGAGGGAGATAGGCCTTCTATTATTTTACCGCATAAGCGAGTTATCAACTTTTGAAAGTGCTTTAAACTTAGTAATATATGGTAAAAAATTTAGCGACGTTTTCTACTTATGGTGGAGAAACTTGGAAAGTATTAAGATTTCCAGACTCAGATGCCACGGAGTGGTCATGTTTCAACCCATCTATTGGCTATCAAAAAGACATTGGGTTTGTTTGCCTATTTAGGTCCTCTAATTATTGGTATGCGGATGACGGTAAACGTCTTGAACTTCTTGCTGAAAATGCTGTGATAAATAAAACATATTTTTCAATACTTGATTCAAAAATGAATGTAACTAAGTTGCTAGAGATTACTTACCATGGATTTGATGAAAAGTTAGTACGAGGGCCAGAAGATCCAAAAATCTATTGGAGAAATAATAGATGGGAATTTACTACTGTAATTAAAGAAGAGTGGTGCAACATACCTAGAATTGCAAGTTTTTGGCTAGATGGTGGTGATGCGCACTTGATAAAATTATGGGATTCACCTAACCCAAAAAGAACTGAGAAAAATTGGATGACGGCGTACGGGGAAAATAACACATTTGATTTTATCTATGGCCCAGATATTATATATAAAAATTCAAAATTGATTAGTTTAAAAGACAAAAACTCTGAGCTATATGGGCTTAGAGGAAGTTCTAATCTTTGGGAGTTAGAAGACGGGACTTACCTTGCATTGACCCATAAATGCTACGTAGATACTGTGTATGTTTACAATCCACATACTTTTGGGATTATAAAGACTTGTCCTCGAGATTACACTCACTTATTTATTAGGGTCTCTAAGTCAGGAGAGATTCTTCAAAAAACATCTGAGTTTCATTTTAGAACTTCTGGGATTGAGTTTGGTTCTGGACTTGTGGTCGTGAACAATATGGTGTACGTTTCATTTGGTGTGAAAGACCTAGTCTCATACTTTGGTAAAATCAAACTAGATAAAGTTATGGAGCTTTTAAATGATTGCTGAGCTTGACATACAAGATGCGCCAGTTACGGTTGATTCAGACGGAGAGAATGTTTTTGCTCACATTGCAGAAGCGGCTATTCTAACTGAAGCATATGTAAATGGGACAGCAATTATGGCCTTGTGTGGTTATATATTTGTACCCCACCGCGACCCAGAGAAGTACCCAGTCTGTAAAGAATGTAAAGACACTCTTGATGCACTTTATTTATCAATTTGACATAACACTAACGAGAGGATAGACTGAGGACATGCCAACATACGAATACATTTGTGAGAAAAAACACATCTACACTGAAGAGCGGAGCATTTCTGAAGATCAAAAGCAGATTGAATGCCCTAAGTGTAAAACCTTACTAAAACGTATTTATAACCCACCAACAATTATTTACAATGGTGTTGGGTTTTAGCATGGCTCAAGACTAACTACAGAAAGAAAAATGACGCATGCAAATATTCTCTTCCGACTTTCCAAACTTTACAGAATTTGGAACTCCCCCTTGCGCTGAATCAAATCCAGACGCCTTTTTTTGCGATGAACCAATTGATGGCTTAATGCTAAATCGAGCTGTTTATTCTTTTGAAAAAGAAGCAAAAATTATATGCTCTACATGTCCCTATCAAAAGCGTTGTTTAGAATATGCGCTTGACCATCCAGAAGAGCAGGGTATTTGGGGTATGTCTACTGAAAAACAGCGTAGAAAAATACGCCGAGGAGAGTTTGTCAATCTTGGTATTCCAGCAAGACGACATGTCTAATTTGAGGTAGAATATATATGTACGCCTGGGAGAGGGCATTTAAACCTCTACCCTAGGGAGATTACATGGAAATCACAAAAAAAATCTTCAAGCGTACTATTGCGCTTGTTATCCTCAAAGTCAGCGGTGTTCTTGCCGCTGGATCGATTGCTGGAGTTGAGCTTTGGCAGTCCGCACTCGTTGCAGCCTTTGTTGGTGTAATGGAAGTTGCTGAGTCACTTGCTCGTGCATACGTTGTTGATGGCGTTCTTGATGAGGAAGAAATCAACATTGCCTTTGCCTCGTCTGCTGAAGCAGCTCTATCAAAACAAAAAAAGTCTAACTACTAAAAAATAAAAGAAAACCCCCTCATTTGAGGGGGCTTTCTTTTTTTACAATATCTGCTCTCGTCTTAGTTTTGCTTTTGATACCGCATAGTAGAGCGGATTAGCAGAGCTCATACCTAAAACTTTTGCAATTTTGTTTAAAGAAACTTTTTCAGTCTCATATATGTGAAGGACAATTTCATGGTAACCAGTCGAGTCTCCTTCTATATCTGCAAATCCTCGTGCAAATTTAATTCTATATGCAGCGTCAGAAATTTCTGCTTCTGTTGATTTGCTATTAGTTCCTTTACTTTTTGCTGGAATTTCTGCAGTTAAAACTCTACGTCTAATTCCTGCATAAGTGACATTCAGCTCTTTTGCAAGCTGTAGTAGACTTCCACCCTTAGAGTAGAACTCAACAAGAAGTCTCGTATATTCACGAGATGCATCGTGCTGTGGAGACTTAGTGGCCCTTGAGCCGTAAGCCTTTTTCGCAAGTTCGAGATGCGGTGCAATGTATGCTGCATACTCTTGTGTCAGTTTGTCTTTCATAATTTTATGATAACACTAATAATTTTTTTGTCAACTTACTATTTATTATTTTTTGTGCTATGCTTTAAATATGGCAAAAGGAAAAGGTGGCGGACAGAAGCCCGCTAAAGGCAGTAACTCAGACCGAAAAAATGGCAAGGCAAATAAAAAGCGCCCTAAGACATTTGATCCTGAGAAGCGACGTCTTGTAGTAGTATAAAACTAAATATCAAGGGCCTGACAGGATTCGACAGCTGTCTTAAGTCTGATGAAGCAAGCAGAAACTGCGGTGCATTCTTAAAAGTGTCGCACAAAAATAAACGCAAACGCTAAAAGCGCCTTCGCTCTCGCAGCCTAAAAACTGTTAAAGCACTTTGACAAGTCCTAGTCCTCGTCGGGACGTCAAAGATTTGAATAGATGAGGATGATTGCTCAGTATCGTAAATTGAGATTACCTGAACGTTCTGGCAAAACATGCGGTCAGGGACACTTTTTAACTTGCCTAAGCTTGTAGAAGACCAGAATGAACGCAGTTGGACGGGGTTTCGATTACCCCCAGGTCCACAATCAATTTGACATAAAAGCCATATACTGGTAATCTCTTTACATCTATTCTATCTGTCCCGGGAGGTTCGAAATGACTGTTACGGTCTACACAACACCATCGTGCGTTCAATGTGAAAGCACCAAAAAGCTATTGAACAAGAACGAAATTATGTTTAGCACAGTCGACTTGACGGAAGACGATGAAGCAATGGCGTATGTAAAGTCTCTCGGTTATGCTTCAGCTCCAGTTGTTATTGCTGGTGACAAGCACTGGTCTGGATTTCGTCCCGACATGATCTCTTCTCTGGCTGCGTGAGTTTAGTTGGAGATTGTATATTTCTCCAACTACTCGGGCAACACAAAGCGATTCGTAGAAAAGCTAGGGATAAAGGCCACTCAAATTCCAGTCAAATGGGATGCGGATAGCCCTCTTTTAGTTGACAAAAAATATGTTTTGATCCTCCCGACGTATGGGGCAGGTAGAGGAACCTATGCGGTGCCCCTTTCTGTAATTAAATTTTTAAATATTCCTGAGAACAGAACCAACGCTGTAGCTGTTATCGGGACAGGAAATACTAACTTTGGTGAGCATTATTGTCTTGCTGCGGAGATTATTTCTGATAAGCTCGGGATACCACTTCTCTATAGAGTAGAGGTATTTGGGACTCCAGATGATGTTGAACAAGTAACCGAAAGGATTCAAAAACTGTGGAACAAAAATACAGTTACCACGAACTAAATGCCATGCTCAATCTCTATGACGAGAATGGTAAGATTCAGTTTGATAAAGATAAGGAAGCAGCACGTGCATACTTCCTTGACCACGTAAACCAAAACACTGTGTTTTTCCACACACTTGAGGAAAAGCTTGGCTACTTGGTTGAAAATGAATATTACGAGAAGGAGATTCTTGATCAGTATTCATTTGATTTTATCAAGTCTGCGTTCCAGCGTGCTTACGCACACAAGTTTCGCTTCGATACATTCCTTGGTGCTTTTAAGTTCTATACCTCCTACACGCTAAAGACATTTGACGGTAGCCGCTACCTTGAGCGTTTTGAAGACCGTGTTGTTATGAATGCGCTTGCTCTTGCATGCGGTAGAGAAGATGAAGCACTCTACCTCATTGATGAAATTATTTCTGGACGGTTCCAGCCTGCAACGCCGACGTTCCTAAACGCTGGTAAGAAGCAGCGTGGTGAGTACGTGTCATGCTTCCTTCTCCGTATTGAAGACAACATGGAGTCAATCTCTCGTGGTATCAACTCAGCGCTTCAGTTGTCAAAGCGTGGTGGTGGTGTTGCTCTCAGCCTCAGTAACCTTCGTGAGTACGGTGCACCTATCAAAAAGATTGAGAACCAGTCCTCTGGTGTTATTCCTGTGATGAAGCTTCTTGAAGACGCTTTTTCGTATGCAAACCAACTTGGTGCTCGCCAGGGTGCAGGTGCGGTATATCTCAATGCCCACCATCCCGATATCATGAAGTTTCTAGATACCAAGCGTGAGAACGCTGACGAGAAGATTCGTATCAAGACTCTCTCAATTGGTGTCGTTGTTCCTGATGTAACTCTCGAGCTTGCAAAGAACAATGAAGATATGTATCTCTTCTCTCCTTACGACGTTGAGCGCATTTACGGTGTTCCGTTTGGTGACATTTCTGTCACCGAGAAGTATCAGGAGATGGTTGATAACCCCGAGATCCGCAAGGAAAAGATCAAGGCTCGTACGCTTTTTGAGCGTATTGCTGAACTTCAGTTTGAGTCTGGCTACCCATACATTATGTACGAAGACACAGTCAATGCAGCTAACCCAATCGAAGGTCGCATCAACATGTCCAACCTTTGCTCAGAGATTCTTCAGGTCAACACACCGACGACCTATAACGCTGATCTTAGCTATAACGATATTGGTAAGGACATCTCATGCAACCTTGGTTCGATGAACATTGCTAAAGCGATGGAGTCTCCAGACTTTGGTGCGTCAGTTGAAGCAGCTGTTCGTGCTCTCACCGCTGTGTCGGACCTCAGCTATATTGAATCAGTTATGTCAATTGCAGAAGGCAACAACAAGTCCCACGCAATCGGTCTTGGTCAGATGAACCTCCACGGATACTTTGGTAAAGAGCTTATCCACTACGACTCTGAAGAAGCTGTTGACTTTACTGACATCTACTTCTACACGGTCCTATTTCATGTTCTTCGTACGTCAAACAAGATTGCCATTGAAAAGGGTGAGACATTTGACGGCTTTGAAAAGTCTGACTATGCGAGTGGTAAGTTCTTCAATAAGTATGTTGGTAGTGGTTCTTGGCGTCCTAAGACTCTACGAGTTGCGGAAATCTTTGAGAAGGCTGGTATCCACATCCCCACCGAGGCTGACTGGATGGAGCTTGCTTCATCAATCAAGAAGCACGGTATCTATAACCAGAACCTTCAGGCTGTCCCACCCACTGGTTCAATCTCGTATATCAATAACTCGACCTCGTCAATCCACCCGATTGCATCGCAGATTGAGATCCGCAAGGAAGGAAAGCTTGGTCGTGTATACTATCCTGCTCCCTACCTGACTAATGATAACCGTGAGTACTTCAAGGATGCATATGAAATTGGTCCTGAAGCAATCATTAACATCTACGCTGCGGCAACTCAGCACGTTGACCAGGGACTTTCTTTGACCCTGTTCTTCAAGGACACCGCAACAACTCGTGATGTTAACCGTGCACAAATCTATGCATGGAAAAAAGGTATCAAAACTATTTACTACATCCGAATTCGACAAATGGCACTTGATGGAACCGAAGTTGACGGTTGCGTTAGTTGTATGCTATAAAGGAAGATATGAAACCAATTACACGACCAGTTAACTGGAACAAGATTGAAGACCCGATTGATCTCGAGGTCTGGAACCGGCTCACGTCAAACTTCTGGCTCCCTGAGAAGGTTCCACTTTCTAATGATGTCCAGTCGTGGGCTGGGTTAACCAAGGATGAGCAAATATTGACTATGCGAGTATTCACTGGTCTGACACTCCTCGACACCATTCAGGGAACTGTTGGTGCGATGAGTCTCATTCCTGATGCACGCACTCCTCACGAGGAAGCTGTCATCACAAACATCTCATTCATGGAAAGTGTTCACGCAAAGAGTTACTCTTCTGTATTTTCAACGCTATGTTCAACTGAACAGATTGAGGAAGCTTTCCGGTGGTCGGAAGAGAACCCATATCTACAGAAGAAAGCAGAGATTGTTCTCGCCCGATACCACGGGGATGACCCGTTGAAGCGTAAGATTGCCTCCACACTTTTGGAGTCTTTCTTGTTCTACTCTGGGTTTTATTGGCCAATGTACTTGTCTTCACGTGCGAAGCTAACGAACACGTCAGACTTGATCCGCCTCATCATTCGTGATGAAGCTGTTCATGGGTACTATATTGGCTACAAGTTCCAATTGGGATACAATGAAGAGTGGGAAGGACGTCGTGAAGAACTCAAAGAGTATGCATATGACCTTCTACTTGAGCTGTATGAAAACGAAGTGAAGTACAGCGCCGATCTTTATGATGGTGTTGGTCTGACTTCGGATGTTAAGAAGTTCCTTCATTACAACGCAAACAAGGCCCTAATGAACCTGGGTTTTGATCCGCTGTTCCCGAAGGAAGAGACTAACGTTAATCCAGCTATCTTGTCAGCCCTATCACCTAACGCAGATGAGAACCACGACTTCTTCTCGGGGTCAGGTTCAAGCTACGTTATGGGCAAGCAAGAAAGCACTACGGACGAAGATTGGGATTTTTAATTTGTGTGGTAGCATAGGAGTTATATTATGGTAGGTGGCAACAAAGGAGACTGAACACTCTAGAGTAAGTCATCTTATGGGTGCATTAGGAAGCAAAGCAAAATCAGTACCGTATGTTCAGCGGGGACTTGTGAGCGAGGCTTTAAAAATGTACTTAAGGAAGTAGTAGCCGAAAAGGTGTGCGTGACTTCCGACTCAAGGCCCTCGCTACGGCGGGGGTTTTGTGTTAGAAAATACTTAATATGGTAGGGGTTTTTGCGCTGTGATAAACTGATAGTAGCTCTGAATAGGGCTAAATCCACCCTTAGAAAGAAGAATAAAATGAGTTTTGTAAAGTATTCAGCACCTTGTAAAACTAAAGATACTAACGACGATTTTAAAGCGCATGTTGCGCGTGGTTCATCCATTCCAGGACTGGACTACAACTGCCCGACCGGTACAAAGGTATTTGCTTGTGCTGATGGTGAAGTAATCGTCACTGACGAGGTAGCAAAAGACGGTACTGGTATCAGTATTGAAATCAAGCACCCCGACGGTATGCACACCCGTTACTTGCACCTGTCCAAAATTCAGGTCAAGAAGGGTCAGAAAGTTTCACGAGGCGACACGATTGCGTTGTCTGGTGCAACAGGTACAACCGTCACAGGAGCGCACCTCCACCTATCTGTTGTTGACAAGCATGGCAAGTTCATCGACCCTGACAAGTGGTTTGCCAAGAACAAACAGGAAGAGAAGGCTCTCGCTGCTGTAGCAACCCCTGAAGTAACTGCACCGGTAGTAGAAAGCTAACTACTTTAGAGTAAAAAGAGCCTCCAGTAGTTTAAGTATTTTACTGGATAAGCCTAGAACCGCCCCTCTGCTTGCAAGGGCGGTTTTTCTCTGTGCTATACTCCTAGCATGGTAAGACGTAGAAAAATTAATACACCCCGTCTAGATGATGATTGGGCTGTTACTACCCATATGCAAATTAACGGTAGAAATGTCTCTCCTGGAACGGAACTGAAGATTAAGGGTGTGCGTGGAAGATTTAGATTTATCAAGCACGTTATGACACCAGCGGGGGCTGAATGGATTGATGTGTGGGGTGGGCCAAAAGGTGGAGAAACGTGGAGAAGTTTTCGTCCAGAAATGGTAAAAACTGTTCACTATAAAAACCAGACTGTTGGAAATTTAGCTGTAGAATATAAGCAGAGGCAAAAAGCTAAGAAAGAAGAAGAAACTAAAAATGACTAAGGTTTATGACTGCATTACATTTGGTGGGGAACTCGATATGCTCGAGGGTCGCCTTAATACATACGCTGACGTTGTCGATAAGTTTGTTATTGTTGAGGGTGACCACATGTATGCCAATCAACCTAAGCCTTTTTACTTTGAAGAAAATTACGAACGATTTAAAGATTTTGAAGACAAAATTATTTACCATAAGGTTCAGTCTCAGAAGTCTTCCAATGCTTGGGACAATGACTATTACCAGCGTGCTCAGCTGAGTGGTGTACTAGCGAGCCTCAATCCTTCAATTGAAGACTTGGTTTTAATCTGTGATACAGACGAGTGGGTAGACTTTGACAAGATCAAAGATATTACTGGACCAGTAGGACTAACTATGCCTAAGTATCACATGAGCCTCCACTGGTACCACAAGAATGAACCAACGGCTGTTGTTGCTCGTTATGGTGACGTTGCTGGAAAAGACTTGGACCGAGTTCGTTGGCAGAGGAACTATATGCCACAGGTTTTTGGTGGTTGGCACCTAACTTCTATGGGTGACCTCCAGTACCTCATTCGTAAGGTTCGTGGGTTTGCCCACCAGGAGCTCGTGACAGAGTATGTAGATGAAGCACTTGAGCACTGCTGGGTGTATGGACATGACCTTGCTGGAGATATCTACACAGAGATCGAGCTTGAGCAAGCAAACTACCCTCAGTGGGTTAGGGACAGGAAGTTCCCTGAAGAGTGGTATCGACGCCGTCCAGAATTTAACTTGACATCTGATTAGTCTTTGTGTAGCATTTGGGTATGCAAACATTCGTACCCCTCACAGATTCGTATGACGACATCGCCAAGGTTCTTGACAACAAGCGCCTCAACAAGCAAGCCCTTGAGGGCTGGCAGATCCTTATGGTTCTTCTCGAGCTTGACCCGCAGGGAAATTTTAGACCTGCTAAAGGTTGGAAGAATCACCCAGCAGTAAAGATGTGGAGAGGTCACGAGATGGCCTTGTATGTCTACATCCAAGCAATGGTCAAGGAGTGGAAGAGTCGAGGCTTTAACTCGACTATCGGAGAGAAGGCTCACGCAACGATGATTCGTGCTGAAGAGCTTGACCTCCTATCGCACCCCTCCGACCCCCCTGCTTGGATTCGAGACATGTCCTTCTTTGACGAGATTGCCTCCAGCCACCGGACTGCCCTACTTAGCAAGGAATACGAGTGGTATTCCCAGTTTGGATGGGAAGAAGACCCTGGATATAGGCCTGAAACCTACGATTATATCTGGCCCGTATAAACTTAAGTTTAAGTCTATACGCAGGTATTGGGGCCCCTTCGGGGGCCCTTTTCTGTACAAAATGATACGTTGTATAATAAAATCTAAATTGTTATAATGAACTTTGAACGAAGTTCGTTAGATGTTTCAGTTACTAAGTAGTTTCAAGATATCTCGTGGTAAAGTAGAGGTATGACCAAGAAGTATAGGACACTTACTCTGGAAGACATGACAGACAGCCAAGAGATGATTATTGGTATTGTCCTGCACGAAGGAGAGCTCCGAGAGCGTGAGCGCATTGCAGACATTCTATATAGCCTTCAGGGAGAATACCTAGAAGACCCTAAGTCTGCTGAGATCAACCCCGTCGACGTCCTTCAGAAAGCTATTGATAGTATTGACTTAGACTACGAAGTAGAGAAGGAGTCCGACAATGGATGAGATGGACGAGCAAATTAGTGAATACTTTCAGGGTATTCAAGATGAGCGAAATCGTATTAGAACTGGAATTGATAAGATGATTGATAACTGGGATGAAAACTTCTCTCAGGATGCAGTCAGAATGCTTATCTATATTGATGGGTTGGTTGAAGGTGAATGATTTTGAAAGTGCCTACATGCAGGGGCTAGTTAACGGAGTTGAAAACGAGAGACGTTCTTTAGTTGAGTCACTTCGTTACGATAGGTCAAATCAGAGTGACCCCGAAGTTGTTGAACTATATGACGCAATCATTAGCAAGATTGAAAATAGGAATTACTAATGGTCGACGTCTCTAAGGAAATACACAACTTCGATAAAGACCCAAAGCGTATGGAAGCTGTGGTAAGTATGGGGAATGGGTTTGCTGTCAAACTAATTAAAGGAGAGCGAAAGGCTGTTGAGCCTGTGAAGCTTCCAGAAAAGAGAGGACCTAAACTTGCTTCGTAAATATGTATTTATTCTTGTTCATCTATTTCTTGGCCCTTTTATATCTGCAATGTTTCTTGTTGCACTCTTTAAGCCGGAGACATCTATTGCTATAGGAATCTTTGCTTTGATCGGGTTTATTGGCTATGTGTTAGTAATGGTAGGTCTGATTAAACTTATGGACAGATGGGACGAGGAGGACAACAATGAATAATCAAATGGGTGAGCCTGAGCCAAACAACCCTTGGACTCCTGATAATATTGCAAAGCTTAATGATTTACGTCGACGTCTAGATGATATTGAGCGTAAAGATAGGGATTTAAAAAAGAGGCTTCAAGATTTAGAAGATCAGTATGTAGAGATTCGTATGAAAAGTTTAATGCGTGACCTTGACAAAATGCTTGGGGAGCAGTAATATTTAGTGTAGCAAAAAGCTACTACTAACAAGGAGACATAAATTATGTCAGTTCAAGCACCAATTGACCCGCCAGATGAAGGCATGTTTGAAGACTCTGAGTGGGAGTGCCCAAACTGTGGGGAGTTGACCTACTGTACCGTTTCAATAGAAATGACGGGTCGCTATGAAGCAGATATCATCACCACATGCAATTCCTGTGATTACACTAAGTCTGAAACAGACTACTCTTACGGATACGACGGATGATCCGGCGCATATTTACCGAGGAAGAAGTCTTCGAACTCGAACTCAAGGCTCATGGTCGAGTTCAGTATGACCTTGGACGTAGCGCAGAGCGTGAGCGTATCATTGCACTAATCGAAGCCAAGGATGAATGGCACTATGCGTTTTCAGACGTTTCTGATATCATTGCACTCATCAAAGGAGATACAAAAACATGACACTGTTTATCTACACTGCTCTTATGCTGTTTGGGTATGGGGTACTTGCTATTTTTATTTTGATTGGTCTAGTTATTCTGTATTCTACGGCTAATGAGATTATTCGCTACTTGATCAACAAACCTAGAAAAAAGGATTACTAATGATTAAGTTTGAACACAACATGCTGGTACTAAATAATGCATTCTCTGAAGCAGACGTAGACGAAATTAATGCATATTCTGAGCATGTTCGCACTCAGGAGGGTACGCGCATTTTAGAACTTATCATCGACGTCCGTAAGGAGTACGCTCACGACCCAGAATTGGGTTTAAGTAAACTAGTTGAGTATCTTACTGAAGGGTATGTCTCGTGAGTAAGGGAAACTACGAACGTTTGGTGTCTCAGCACAGCCGTGAACTCTTGGAGGGGACGGTTGGTGCTATCGCTAGGAGCTCCAAAGAGGAGGGTATCGAAAAGGGTATCCGTAAAGAACGCGAGCGCATCATCGCAATACTAGAAAAAATGAGCAACACTGCCGCATCAACAGGGACCAAAGCAGGAACTAAAACTGTTTGGGTTATAGAAAATGCTATTGCACTTATCGAGAGAGAAAAATTAAATGATAAGTAACGTACAGAGAAAACAACTTGAAAGCCTACGAAAAAAGTGGAAGTTAGATTCGGGTATCTCTCAAAGAAACCGAGTTGCTTACGTTCTTAAGCGTAGTAAAGATAACTACATCCGCGTCGTTGGTAATGAGCGCGGCCTCATGCAATATCAAGCAGAATGTCTTGAGTATGTAGAGGGAATTGGTAATCATCACGAAGTTGCTCGTTTTGAGCGTAATAGGGTTGCTGAGATTATTGATAAAGCGTTTGTCAGCTTCCCTGATGACCACATTGTGACAAAGCTTGTTGAAGATTTCAAAGACGAAATTTATGGTATCTTTCGCAGGAAACCTAAAGAAGTTCTGGATGTGATAGAAACAGATCCGGCTCCAGTAACGGAGATTGTCCTATCTGAAGAGCAAGTTCCTGGTCCAAGTAAGTTAGCTAGGAGTCTAGGACTTTTTCAAAGTTGGACTAAAGAAGCCTCTGCTCAAACAAAAAAGTATGTAGTGTTGGCCGCAGCTTCAACTTTGCTTATTGGCAGCTCTCCGGCCCATGCTGGTGTCGCTCCTTGCGGAGACTTTACCAATAAATCGGAGAGAATACAGTCTTTTACTGCAGAAAATGCTATAGCTAGTGATGTTCCAAACCCATCATTGGGTTTTTATATACCCGTAATGCGATATCCATTTAGTAAGTCGACTATCAATGATGGCTGGGGTTATAGAACCCCACCGTGTTCAGGGTGTTCTTCTTACCATCAAGGTTTAGACTTTACTGTACCTTATGGGACAAAGATTCCTGCTGTTGTTGCTGGTACAGTTAATAAAATTGACTATGACTATAGCCTAGGAAAATATGTCTCTGTAGATGCTGGATATGGGATGGAGACAATCTATGCTCATTTAAGTTCTGTGGAAGTGTCTGTTGGGGATACTATTGAACTTAAGCAGATTATTGGTAAGGTTGGAAGCACAGGGATGACTAGTGGGGACCACTTACACCTTGCAATCAAGATACATGGTAATCTTATAGACCCAATGATTATATTGAGTCGTTATGCCCGATAAGGAAACAACTAATGGCTGGTAGAGGTAAATGCTCAGAGTGTGATTCTGTAGGTAGGTTGATTTTTGACCTTTGTCAAAAACACTACTCTGCTAGGTCAAGAGCAGAGAGGGCTAAAATACCCTGCTCTATGTCAAACTGTAGTAGTGGAGTAAAGGCTGCTGGGCTATGTGAGAGGCACTATTCTCGTAAGCGTAAGCATGAAGCAATGGAAATTGAGCTCGCTGTCATAGAGAATGATAAGAGGCGCGAACGTCAAATGCTAATTAAAAGTGAACGAGATCGTGTACTTGCAATTCTCAACTACTACAAGTATCGTAGTGATATTAACATTGAGCAGATTATTCAAGAGGTTGCTCGTGGTAGTCTAGAATCAACTAATAGAAAGAAGTAAGAATGAAAATCACACCTATCGGAAAACGAGTACTGGTAAAGCCTGCAGAGGCTCCAACCGCGACTGCATCAGGTTTCTTTATTGGAGTTGCAGAAAAAGAAAAAACTAATCACGGAGTAGTTATCGCTGTAGGCTCTGAAGTTGAAAGCGTCGACGTCCAGAATAAAGTAATCTATTCCCCCTACGCAGGAACTGAAGTTGCTGTAGGTGAAGAGAATATGATTGTCTTAAACTTGGAAGACATTATTGCTATTGTAGATTAATAGCGTAATACCCTCTGTAGCTCAGCGGAAGAGCAATAGGTTTCTACCCTACAGGCCGGGAGTTCGAATCTCTCCAGGGGGACATGGCAAGAAAAAAATGGCGTAGCTGGGACGCTAATCTCTCAGTAGAGGCTCGTCGACGTCTGTTGGAAATTAAGCAGGAAGAGATTGCTCGAAGGAAATTGGCGTATGAGGCTAAAAAGAGGGAACGTCGTGCTAAAATTGACCCATGACAGATGACGAGCCTTTTGTAAAGATCGAGATGTTTCTCGAGGACGAAGCACTTCGTCCAAACTACGCGCACTTTGGTGATGCTGGTGCAGACCTATGCTCTGCTATCGACGTCATTATTCCTCCTGGTGAGCGTATGCTCGTTGGTACAGGAGTGCACGTAGCGATTCCACGTGGATACGTGGGTCTGGTACACCCCCGCTCAGGGCTTGCGCTCAAGCATGGAATTACAGTGCTGAACGCTCCTGGAACTATTGACGCTGGATATCTCGGAGAGATTGGCGTTATTCTCTACAACACCTCTGACAAATACTTTACTGTCGGTGTTGGAGATCGTATTGCTCAGCTGGTCATTCAAAAGGTTGAGGTCGGGTACTTTGCTCTCGTCTCTGAAAAAGACTTCTCTAAGAATGCTACTGACCGAGGCTCTGATGGCTATGGTTCTACGGGGGTTGGGTAGGCTTTGATTCCTAACCTAACAATCCCTACGCTCAATCAGTACGAGTCTCTTCAGAGTCTTGTTCGTTGTATTGACTACCCTGTTGGTCATTTATTGATTATTGACAATGGTGGTGAACTAGATAGTGTTGGTATTCCAGATTGCGTGGAGCAGTGCACGATTCTCAATATGCCCTCTAATCTTGGTGTCGCAGCGTCCTGGAACCTTGCAATTAAGAGTTTTCCGCACGATTCGGTTGTCTATGTCGCGTCAGATGATGTGATGTTTCAGCCTGGATCCATTGAGATTTGGGCTAACGAGAGTGCTGAGGATCGGATTGTCGTGTCACACCAGTACCCTTTCTTTCAGATCTTTTCAATTGGTGAGCGGGTAATAGAAGAGGTGGGGATATTTGATGAGGGGCTATACCCTGCAAACTTCGAGGACGACGACTACCGTTGGCGTACAGAACTGAAGGGCTTCGACGTCATTGAGGCTAAAATACCTTTATTGCATAAGAAGAGTGCCACCATTCGTAGCTCAGATTACTTTGTTCGACGTAATGTGGTGACTTTCAAGGCCAATGAGAAGTACTTTGCTGAAAAGAAAGAGCGTGGAGATGTTTCGTCTGGTGAGTGGTCATTGAAGATTAGACGTGAAAACTCGTGGGATGGGGAGATTGATAATACATATAAAGGAGAACCAATTGGCTAGTGAATTGGACATGAGTAAAGTAGTAATTCGTGAAGATATGACCGTTGAGTTGATTGATCATATGGGTGGAGATTTGACTGTTGTCCGCAGCGCTCGAGTTTCAACAAAGACTGCTCCGCTAGAGAATGAGTCTAAGGACGCTGGTCTAATTAACTACCTTATGCGTGAGCGCCACGGGACTCCGTTCGAGCACAACGCCTTTACGTTCTATGTTGAAGCTCCAATCTTTGTATTCCGCGAGTTCATGCGTCATCGAGTTGCTTCTTACAATGAAGAGAGCGGTCGTTACCGCGAATTAGATCCAGTTTTCTACGTCCCTAATGATGAGAGAAAGCTACTACAGATTGGGAAGCCTGGGATGTACACGTTTGAAAGCGGTACTGACTTTCAGAAGGCCCAGGTTCGTGAGGCTATTCTTGCAAACTCTGTCGAGTCTTATGTTAAATACAATAAACTGCTTAACCTCAACATTGCTAAGGAAGTAGCTAGAATGGTACTTCCCGTCAACTTGTATAGTTCGATGTATGTGACGATGAATGCACGAGGAATTATGAACTTTCTGTCCCTAAGAACATCGAAGTCTGATGCACTTAATCCCTCGTATCCGCAAGTGGAGATTGAGATGGTTGCTGCGCAGATGGAGAAACTTTGGGCAGAAAAAATGCCGCTCACTTACGAGTCATATCGTAATAATGGGTGGGTATCTCCATAAGGAAGGAAAAAATGCAGTTAAATAATCAACTAATCGGGCTCATTCGTACTTGGGTCCCCATTATTGTCGGTGGTTTCTTTTCGTGGCTTGCCACGCAGGGACTCGAACTCGACGCAGAAACACAGGCTGGATCGATTGTTGCTCTGACTGGAATTATCCAAGCTGTCTACTACACGCTCGTTCGTTTACTTGAGCAGCGGTGGCCGGCAGCTGGTTGGCTTCTTGGTAAAGCTTCGGCTCCAAAGTACTAATAGGAAGCTAAAGGATGATAAATACAATAAAACTTATTTGTTCATGGCTATGGACAATAGGTTTTGTGTTGATGATTATCCTGCTAATTCCATTCGTCGTTCCCTACTCCTGGTTAAAATATAAATTTGATACTAAGGACGATAAACGGCGTTTTGGATTTGACAATATAACTTAATAGTGTAAAGTAATACATGTAGCACAAAGAGACTGTTGATTTACCTCATACCTTTATCAACCAACTAATAGATGTTTCGGCAAAAACCGTATGCATGTGCTACAACGAGGCCCTCCTAGAAATAGGGGGGCCTCGAACTTTGTGTGTGGAGTTTGCTTTTTATGTAAGATGTGGTACACTTTTGACATGAATACTAACCAACCTTTTGCCCCCCGAGGGGGCTTTGCAAAAATCATAGATGATGATTGGATTGAGAATGAGCAGGAGTTAGACATGGATATTGAGGAAGAACAAAATGAAGTTTCCGTACCTACACCTGTAGTCGAAACAACTTCTTCTAACGCTCAGCGTATTAACCCTGACTCTCGTGGAACGCTGTGGATTGCACTGATTTTGGTGTTTATCCTCATGCTTTCGTCCTTTGTTGTGTCTTTTTCTGGTATTTGGGATATCTCGCAGTACACAGGATTGCCTGTATTCCTACAATGGGTACCTGCTTTGTTCATTGATGCCGCTATTCTGGCCTATACAATTGCACTTTTTGTATTTACAGCGCGTGGTGAAGGAACACTCAGGACTATTTTCTGGCTTTTTATCTTTGCAGGAGTGTCAATTTCAGCAAACGTAGCACACACGCTTGACTATTTGAGCACAATTGGTGTTGGAAATGGTGATTACCGTCTTTGGATTGGTGTTGCAATCACTGCATCTGCTCCAATTGCTGTTCTTGCTGCTTCTGAAGAGATCTCGCGCCTCGCTTTTATTAAAACTGAGAAGAAAAAGAAGTAAATTATGGCTCTCATTACATTTGAGAGACGTAATTTATATGCAACCGTCGAGCTTTTTGAGGCGGAAAATGGCGGTTTTTCGAGCGAATGGTGGGTCTCTGGTAAGTACGGAGACGACTTACTGATAATTGGGCACCTAGAGTTCCCTGTATATGGGTTCACAGAGGGTGATGCCAGTAAGAGACTAGAGTACTTACGAGACCCTGTTTTCGACTTTTTGGAGCAATCTTTTGGTGGAAATGCTAATATTCATGCATTTCCAAGCCCAGAGAAGCGTATTTTGCTCTTGATGGACCACATTAATCACCATTGGACATCATTTAAGTTGTTGGATGAGGATAAAATGATCCTTTTTTATAACTTCATCACTCAATTTAGGGTTAAAAACCCTGCTGTCATACTTTCTGTGCTATTTGCTATGCCAGTACGAACCGTGCATGATAAGTTAGCAAGTTTTAGGTCGCTTGGACTACTTCGTGAAGTTGGTAAGGGTCGCTCCTACTAAAAGAAGAACCCCCCTACCTTGTGGTGGGGGGCCTTCTCTATCGGCTATTGTTTATTACGTGCTATGTATATAAATGCACCTTTATCCCGATAAGTCTTTATCTTTTTTTGACTGGTGGCTTTGGGGCTACTGCAGGGGCTACTGGGGCTGAAGCAATAGCATTTTGACTTGCTTCTGCAGCCTCTGACCCAGCCTCGTCGTGAGTTGGAGTTGGGATTACTGGATCTTCGGGTTTTGCCTCTACAGGGGCAGAAGCAATCGACTTTTCCCACTCAATGAGGTGCTTGAAGAACTTAACTGGTTCAATGTATCCTGCTCCAGTTGCACTCCAGATGTGCTGCTTGCCTTTGTGAAGCTCCCAGTGTAGGTGCTTACCAGTTGACATTCCAGTTGATCCCATCTTTCCAAGAGGAGTTCCAGCATCAATCTTTTGGTTCTTTTTAACCTTGACTGAGCCGTTTGCCATATGTGCATACAGTGTGGTATACCACTGTCCCTTGATTTTGTGAAGTAACGTGACGCTATTTCCAAAACCAGAGGGGTTGTTGCCAACTGCAATAACTTTTCCTGCGTAAGGTGCTTCAATCCAGCAAGGCTCTTGTGAAGACCAAATGTCGGTACCATTGTGATGCCGCTTTTCTTTCAGGACGGGGTGAATACGCCAACCCATGTATGATGTTACTTTCCATTTCTTACCTGGATTTCCATCAATTGCATATTGTGCTTTTGAATCTGATACCATTTTATTCCTTTGTTTGTTTGAGGCTTACTATTAATTTTACCGTTTACTCGTCATCTTGATTTGAGTCAGATGGCTTACGAAGTGGATATGTGACTATCCATAAAGCTAATGTTCCAATAATGCACCAACCGATTACTTCCTTGGCCGATCCTTCTAGAACAACGTATGCAACGAACATTCCGAGAAGAGTCCACGCTTGTGAGATTAAGTCGTTGAAAAAGTCTTTCATGTGTTATTTCCTCCTTCCTGGTCTTGAACTAGAACTTGCTGAGGAGGCTGCTGTAGATGCTGAAGCAGCGGCTGCTTGAGTTGCAATCTGTGCCGCTTGAGTTGCAATTTGTGTAACAACAATTGCTGAAATAACTACCTTTTGAGCTTTTTTACGTACCTCTGGTGATAGATCTGAACCAATATTTGCAATGGCTTCTGAAACTTGAGCAAACGCTTCGGTTACTGCTGAAACTGCTGCAACCGCTAGGTTTTCTGGCTCTGGTTCTGGGGTAGGTTTTGGGGTAGATTCTGGAGCGGGAGTGACTTCTAATGGAGGTTCGTTTGGAGTTGGTGATGGTTCCGGTGTGGGTGCGGGAATTTCTGGGGCTGGTGTGGTAAGAATTTCGTTGATAGTTTTGAAGGAGATAAATGCTGCGAGTTGTGCTGTATCTGTGTATAAAGAAGTATATTGTTGTTCGTTCAAAGTTAGCTGGAGCTGTAGATCGTATTGCGTTGTATCTGCGTTCGTTAAAAGTTGGCTGGATCTTAAGAGCTTGTCTTGCGATTCAGCGTATTCTTCTTCAGATAGATTAAGGCTGTTCTCGAGAGTTGTTTTAGTATTTAAGGCGTCCTGAAGCTCTTGTTCTGTCCTTATGACCGCTGGGTAGAGAGCAGGGTCATTGATATATCTAATGGGGGTGTAGGGGCTCTGTGAGAACCACGCAGCAGGAACTGGTCCCCAGTTGTATCCGTTATCGTAATAGAGCGTTGAACAGGCCCCTCCGCTCCACTCATACCACCATGCATCTACTTGGTAGGAGTGTCCTGGGGTCAGGGGAAACTTTTGGCTCCAGTTACCTGAGCAGCCTTTTGGATACCAGTTATCGTTTATTACTTGTCCGTCTAGTTCAAAGTACCATCCGTCGTCGGAAATGCTGAGAAAGTCATAACCGTAAGGAGTTGCTTCAGGGATAGTGAGGTATCCCGTGTAGTGGATCATCACGTAGTCGTTTCCACAACCTTCAATATCTCCTCTACCCCAGTTGTTGTTGATTTGGGTAACCGTAATAGTTTTACAGAAGTTGTAGGCAGTTGTAGAGCGTGGGGGAGTGTTTGTACCTGCTGTTTGTATTTGGTTATAAATATCTGCCTGTAACCCTGGTTGCGCTGGTTGCGTGTTAGTTTGGTTGGGGTCTGGAATCTGGCTTTCGTTATAAGCTTGCAGCGCTTGCTGGTAGTTTTGTTGCGCTTGTTCGTAAGACTGTATTGCTGAGTCTAAGTTTTGATGTGCTTGTGTGAGATTTGTCTGGGACTGCTGTTCGTTGATAACTGCAGCGTCGTAGACTTCTTGAGCCTGTTGCTTATTTGCTGTTGCTTCTTCGTAGGATATCTGAGACGCTAGTAGCTGTTCGTATGCTTGTTGAGTTGCGTCGACGTTCGTTTGAAGTTGCTGGAGCTTAAGTTCCAGATTTCTAATCTCTGCTTTATATTGGGAGAAAAGTTCGGGGTCTGGGTTTAAGGGGTCGGAGTTTTTTGCGTTTGAAAGTAGATTTTCAAGGTAATGTAGTGTAGACTGGAGTTCAGATAGGAGGTCTGAATATGCAGATTGTAATTGAACTTGATTCGTTCTGGGTTGGTTTTGCAGTAGGAGTTCTGGGGTTTTTTCTTCTAGGACTAGTGCTTGCTGCAAGAATGAACCGTAAGGCTGCGAAGAAATACGAGGCTGAGTTGGCTGAAACTGCGTCTCGATCCGTAAAGGTAAAGCGGCAGCCGTAATCGGATTAAAACAAAAAAGAAAGACCACTGACGTAAAAATCAGTGGTCTTTTTGTCTTTGTAAGTAGATGTTGTGGACGCTCTCCCTCGCCCCTAATGGGACGTAGCATCATAACTTTCTGGGGTTTTGAGGTGGTGTACTTCTATTTTACCAGATTAAGTAGTCTCCAATCAGGTAGAAAAGAATGCTGATGAGCAAGACTATGGCTCCTGCAAAAAGGAATGCTGGGTGTCCGAGGGAAGCAATTAGTATGGTGATGACGATTGTAGAGGGGAGTGCAATCTTAAAATTAAACACTTTTGTGAGCATTACAAGGACTGCAATGGGCCAAAAAATGTATAATAAAGAAGTGAAAAAGTAGACGATTGTCAGTACAAGGTATGACATTTTACTCCTGTTCAGATTTGATGATAAAATAATACTATCACGTTTGGAGAAAAAGTAAAACCAGAAGTGAATAGTAAAAAATAGAGGGGTGTAAATAATACTATCCATTTTTGGAAAAAACTTTTGGTCAAAGTGGATAGTAGGGCAATAATAAATCCTAATATTATAAATGTCAACTGAATTTACTATACGCGTATGCGTGTGCGTATAGGGTACCGAAAAACCGATTGACAATTATAAAATTAGGATTTTTATGAAAGTTTATGATACACTTTGGGTATGGAACAAAAAAATAACCCTATGGAATTTCTTGATTTTACGATTGAGGAATTGAAAGCTGCTGACGAAAAAATTCGTAAAGCAGGACGAACCGATAGAGACAAGAGAGTTTGTATCTGTGGACACTCAATAAGCTCTCACCAAAAGTTTGATGGTGGGCTAGTCTTATGTACCCCCTCTCGCATTGATTGCCGATGTAAAGAAGTACGCCCAGTGATCAAGGTCAGTGATGTTCGATTGTTTATTCGAAAAACATTAGGACCTGGACCCGAACATGCTTTGTCACGAGGAATGCTTGCTTCGATTGAGCGAGGAAATTCTGTAGAATGGATTGTCGAACTCAAGTGCGACAGATGTGGAACAGAAGGCCCAGTTAGCCCAACAGGAGTTACACAATCTGGTATTGTGGTTTATGACCAAGACACAGGGCTCAATGCGCTATTGTGTCAAGAGTGTCGAACAGAGATTTGACAATGACAAGCAAGGGTAAATATGAACGACTCATCACCTGCTCCGTTTGCGAAGGCAACGGGGCAAGTTGGGATGTTCATTTGCGTGACTTCACTATTGACTGTCCTAATTGTGCAGGAGAAGGTACAATATGTGGGGAATGCCTTAACGACGTGTTTACGTGCGATGGCGAAGGGGTCTGCTGGGAAAGAGACCTTGACGACTACTTCGACCCAGAAGAGGATTAAAGTGGCAATAAGAAAAACTCTAACTAAGCGACAAGAGAAGATGATCGCTGATAGTTACAACGAGATCGATCAAGTTGCGATTGAGACCAGCATTGGTGTCGTAAGACTTATATCACTACAAGAGATGCCGATGATGCAGATGCGCCAATTCATGCTTACTCCTGGTGATAAAAAGATGGTGGTGCTTATGGATATTCTCCAACTGTGCCTCATAAATAACGAGGACTGGGACAAAATCTCTGTTATGCCTATCAAGGAAGTAAACCGCCTGATTAAAGCATGGATGGAGATGAGCGACGGAAAAAACTCTATCTTTGAAGAAGAAGATGAGGATGATAACGATGAGTAGGTCAGACTTATATGACTGCGAGTATTGTGACGGTACTGGCGAGTTGCCTAAGTATGGCTGGCTGTCTGAAGAAGATGGCGAAGCAATCAATGACGAATGGACTAACTGCCGCTATTGCGATGGAGATGGCAAGGTGTGTAGTTCATGCGACCTAAATGAAGAAAGATGTAAATCATATGGACAGTGCACTACAACAAATGACGAATTTATCGAGTGAACCAAAGCCTCACTATCACGTAGTTATTGCAACACCAGGAAAGGTGATGCACTCCGAGTATGTGAACAGCCTCGTTGAGACAACTAAATGGCTAAACTCGGAAGGGCTTGACTACAAGTTCTTATCAAAGCAATCTTCCTTTGTACCAAGCGCACGAGAACTGACCGCCATTGATGAATACAAAAATAACTGGGAGACCAGAGAGATTGGTGCTGGTAAGTTTACCTACGACAAAATCATTTGGATTGATTCCGATATTGAGTGGGACGTCGAAGATTTTGTCAGGCTCTATCAATCCGATGAAGATGTGATTAGTGGCTTGTATCAAACCTCCCCAGATGGAACCGTCGCAGTTTCGTTCTTTGACGAGAGTGGAAAACCTAAGATGGTGAATGAAATTGACTTCTTTATGAATGAAGAAGTCCAAGAAGTCTTTGGAGTAGGGTTTGGATTTGTCGCTATGAAGCAAGGCGTATTTGAGAATTGCGATAGACCGTGGTTCAGGATTCGAGGCGTGAAGTGGGACGGACTTGACTTTGAGTGCAATGTAGGAGAAGATTACTCTTGGTGTATGAATGCCCGAGAGAAAGGATACAAAATTATGCTTGACCCTACAATCAAGATTTACCACCACAAAGAAACTCGATACGCAATCCGATGATATGTGGGTGGTGCAGTACCTCACATCACAAAGGTTGCGACCACTGCTTAGGCTGTGTCGGAGAGTTTGACAAGTTTATCTGTGAGTGTGAGTGTAATGTTGGATACGAGAAGCAGGAAGCAGGTGAAAATATAAATGTTCCTAAGACTGAAACTGTGGCTAAAAAACCTACTCGTAGGAAAAGCGTCTAAAAATCCTCGTACAAGAGCTGAAAGAATGATACGTCTAGACAATGGACAATTTGCTGGTGTAGACCACCCAAGCGTTCGCGCTATTTTGCCAATGGCAAACAGTTGCGAGTGTGGTCACTGCGATTGTAAATAGGTAAAATCCAAAGCACTTCCTAAACAAGACCTCGTAAAATCAAAAACCTTGATTTTACGGGGTTTTTGTTTTTGTTTCTAAACCAGGGGACCTGCTATCTCTCTCCTCACGCGAAAAAAACTTTTTGAAACCATGAGAAGATGTTCTCATCGAACTTTTAACGAAGTTCGTGGGAAGAGGCCCTTCGCTGCAATGCACGTACGCAAGATGCAACGAACCCCGACGGGATGAACAGCCTCTCCCCAAGTTTCATCCCGTCGGCCTAACTTCTAACGAACAGTACGTAAAACTCATATGATAAAAGACACGCCATCAACCGCCCTTGATCTAGACCCGTTCAATACACCCGAACCGGAAAAGCCAATCGTTGAAATCAACACAATGCCGAACATCCGGCCTGACTTATCCGCAATCGGTATTGAAGAAACCGACCGCGGCGTGTGTGAAGATACATATGAGAACCGTGCCATTCTCAGGCGCGCCCACTTAAACTGGTTACCCGTATATGCAACGAACGGAATCCCAACCGGTCTCATCCAGGCAGTCTCAGAAGAGATGGCCACGCAGAAGCGCGTCATTTCTCTCAATGAGAAAAAGCCCATCCTTACTAATCCTGATAATAAAAACTCCGACTACCTCACCGGCCTGGACTTAATCGCAGAAGAGGCAACCGATTACCTTGTTCCCCCTTGGGTAATTGGTGCAACGCGCGCATGGATCAAAGAACAAGAAAGCGGCCCGTCCCCATCTAAAAAACGTCAACCGCTGGCTTTTCCAACAAGATGCACAGCTGTCAAGGATGATGGACTTCGTTGCATGTTGTGGTCTTCCGGACGTCTAACAGACGACGGCTTGTGCCGCGTGCACTTGAGATCACTCAAGCACCGTCCCGGAGATGACATCGAACGAGCTCGTGCAAAGTTAACCCAGGCAGCTCCTTACGCCGTCGATGTCCTTGAACAAATGATGGAAACAGCAGAGTCCGAACCTGTAAAGCTCAAAGCTGCGACGGAGATCCTCGATCGCGCGGGCGTCCGCGGCGGGGTCGAGCTTGATGCAAACATCAACATCGACGCACGTCCCGCAGCGTCCGTCATTGCCGAACGTCTATCAAGACTTGCGGTGAATGCATCTAGTGCAGCGGCAAGATTGCACGACGCAGGAATCGAAGTTCCCGGAGATCCGACGGCCGCAGCCGGTAAAACTTCGAACGAAGATGATTCAAAGATCATCGACGTCGAGGTCATCCAGGAAAAACCAAACAGCACCGAAGAGAAAGAAACAACGAACGAATGACAAATCCAGCCTTACTTGAATACGCAAAAGTTTTAGCACGCCACATGCTTGACGACGTAAAACTTGCCACAACCCGCATCGAGCATGTAAGATTGACAGCAAGGGCCAACGAAGCGGCCCAGCTAGTCAACATGCTTGAGGAGCAGTTGTATGATAAAGATCAGTAGGGCCAGTAAGCAGGCAGCGCTTTTAATAACCGAGGCTGAAAAGTACATCGGATATACGGCACCGTTTCAACAAGCAGACATGTTTTCACAAACCGTCGGCCAACCAGGCATCCCTTGGGCAGGAGCTTTTCTGGACGTCGTCATCAAACGTGCCGGCCTGGTATGCGCATCACATGTTTTAACCGCTAGCATTCTTGCTCGTTACATGTCTGAGAATCGCATCTACAAAAATCCACGGCCTGGTGATATCGTATTCTTTGAACCGTCATCAGATTCGAGCACAATCCCATTTGGCCAGCCACACGTTGGCCTGGTAACGGACGTCGAACATTTCACGAAACACGGCATGTTCCAATGCATCGAAGGCCAAACCGACTCAGGCTTGCCAAAAGGTAACTCATCGAAGAACGGGGTTTACCGACGGACCCGTTACGTATACGAAGTACTAGCATTCGCTCGTCCAAAGTTGAGCGCGGCCGGCTCAAGTCCGGAACTTTCAACGAAAGAACAAAAGCTACCCGTTGTCCACAGCTCCATCATCCGACCAGGTCTAAAGCACCCTAGTGTTGTTATTATACAACTGGCCCTTTCTGCAGTGGTTGGTCTTCGAGGTGCACCCCGTGGCGAGTTTGATCACAAGACCAGGTCCGCCTTCGCTAACTTTGAACGAAGCCTTGGTTTCCAGGGAGAGCGCGCTGCGGGCATCCCAAATCCAGGGACGCTCAGGAAGCTGGCCGAGACATCAAAACTTTTTACGAGCGTTGATTAAAAGTTTTACCGGCAGCGCCATCCCGCATCCGGCAAAACTTACAACGAACGTTCATTCAAAGTTAACCGCAGCTTAGATCTACCTGGAGAGCCACGAGAAGAAGATGTGATATCATTTAGTGAAATGATCTTTTTTGGCATTTCAAATCCCGCACACCTAGCAAAAGGAAATAAATCATGACCGAAGAGAACATCGACCACGAAGTTGAAGTTGAAGCAGTAGAAGCTGAAGAAATCGAAGAAGCAGAAGCAGCCGTTATCGAAGATGACGCTGACGACGTTGAAGGCGACGAAGAAGAAGAAGCAACCGCTTAAGTAACTCTCTTCAAGAGCGCTCTCTACAAAAGTAGAGAGCGTTTCTTTTTATTTGAGCTTCCGGCCTGGTATAGTGTGAAGTACTTAACCGATAACAATTTTGAAAGGCAAGGCATGCTAGAACCTGTAGACAATGAACCGATGGACTTTGAGGCCTGGTTACAGATTGGATATGCCAACGGATGGGCCGGCGTTCCGGTATGCGAGACTCATGACGGTGTGCCCCTCAGCGAGAGCGAAGATGCAGAATTCTCCGACGGAGGGGACCCCTGCATTCACATCCTTCGTTTATATGACGACGCAGACCACAAGGCAAGCATCGAAGAGAATCACTCGGCCAGTGTCTGGCGTGCCTCTAACCGAGGCATGACTCCATAGCACAAATCTAGACCGACGGCAAATCGGGTACTATATACGTATGGAGCAATTCGATATCTTTCTTGTCTCATCTTCATCCGACCTTATGAAGGCGGAAGCCGCGGGCTACTTAGACGAGTACGACATCCCCCATTGCGAGGCGTGCCGAGAAGACGTTGGATATGTAGACGGAGAGCTTTATTCATTTGTGATCGTAGTCGACAAGAGCGATCGCGATATGTGGCTAGCCTGCGAGGCGTGCTATACACCTGTTATCTACCCCTAGCGCTGAAAAAAAAGTGCAGGCGAGGTAGACCTCAAAAAACCTCAACCGTGAGCATTGCGACTTGCGAAGTATCGGCGTGTGCGCTAGATTTGACCTAACCGTCAGAAAGGGCGCGAGATGCACACGATACAAATTATGCTTATCACAGCAGACAGCGAGCAGGAAGCATACGACAGAGTTCAGTTCCAAATTACGGAACACATCAACCCCGAGTGGTCTGACTGGCACAACGCTGGCAGTATGCCACCCTTTGCTGGTCGCTGGACTGGTGGGGTGTTCCTCACAGAGGCGCAGATAAAAGAACTCTCTGAGAAAGAAATGACTGATGATGAAGCCTCTTTCACGAGCGTTCCCGATATCCTCTGCTACGCAGATAACCCCGAACTCGCGGAATACACGCTGGCTCGGTTCGCTTCTGATGTGAAGCAAGAGATGAGGGAATGTATGCCTGTTGGTATTGACCTCAACACTCTTGTTTCCGAATACAGTTCTTATTCAGCAATCAAAGTCCCCTCGTCTATGGAGTTCTGGCAACTCAAAAGAGTTATTGATATGTTGAGCGGAGAATGGACAGCAGACAGCAGGTTCTTTGATTTGGAAACTGGCTATCCAACTCTTGCCCACTTCTCCGAGCGTTGTGAAAAAGAACCCCAGAAGCAGTATCTCGTTCCAGTTGATTTCCACTACTAATCTCAACTTGACACGAACAACAAACAAGTGTAAGTTCGACTTGTAAGCAAAATCCACCAGTCAAACGAAAGGACAAACAATGACTGATGAAGCAATCCCCAACCACGCCAACCTGATTGGCAAGGCACTCTACTTGGAGTTCCGCAAGGGCGTAAACACAGCACAGATTATCCTCACTCCCGAGGGTATTGACGATAAAGGAAAGTATGTTCCTGTTTCTACTTGGCGTAGGCAGATTTCCTCGTGGTCACCAAAAAAGCCGTGGCGGTGCTACACGACAGCGAACACAGATGTTGTCGCTATCCGCAAAGATATGTGTATCGGGGAAATCAAAGAACTCTCTGACCCCGACCACGCGCTCACGCTTGCCAACAAAACTATTGTTGATTTGACAACTCTCCTCAACAATCTTTACAATAACGAGTGGTCGTTAGTTGAGAAGCCACTTGCCATTGAGTTCTCGTTAGAGGATTTGATTGACACCGTTTCTTGGAACACACCACAAGCACTAATCCGCAGGATTGGTCGCGCTCGTAAGGAAGCCAACTTCCCCGAGGAACTAATCACCGAAATCGTAGAATAGGAAAGGACAACCAAAATGCCTACGAACACCATTACAGATATAGAACTCCAAGCACTATCAGAAAAAGAGCGTATCGCCACGACTGATAGAATGTATGAGGGTCTTGGAGAACTCTTGACTTCGATAGCAGGTCAGGGGTACTCCGCACTCCTCGCTGACAGCGATACGCTCTCGGCTCACACCCCGATTGCTGGAACGCTCACCAAGCGCGGAACTGGCACAACCAAGAAAGCGAAAATCGTGGAAGCAGAAACCCTATCGGGTGAAACCTCTTACCCTCGCCCGAATGGTGAACTTTACTACTCGCGTAACTGGGGTACTTCCGAGAATGTTGATGTTGAGGTACTTCGCAAGTTGCGCGAAACCAGCCAATACGCTCTGTTCTATGGTGCGCCAGGGTGCGGTAAGACGGCACTCGTTGAGGCAACCTTTGGTGAGGAACTGGAAACAATCCTCGGCTCTGGGGATACGGAAGTCGCTGACCTCGTTGGTGGCTATGTCCAAACTCCCTCGGGTGGCTTTGAGTGGATTGACGGCGCACTCACTCGTTGCGCCGAGCAGGGCAAGGTTCTCCTCATTGACGAGATTGGTCTGATTGACCCCAAAGTTCTCTCGGTGGTCTATGGACTGATTGACGGCAGACGAGAACTGACCATTACGCAGAACCCCGAGCGTGGCACAATCAAGGCAAAAGACGGCTTCTATGTCGTTGGTGCTACGAACCCCAACGCTGTTGGCGTTCGACTGTCAGAGGCTCTGCTCTCGCGCTTTGTGGCGCAGGTAGAAATGACAACTGACTGGGCTTTGGCAAAGAAGTTGGGCGTACCTGCTACTGCGGTGACCTGCGCTCAAAACCTCTCCAAGAAGCAACAGTCAGGAGAAATCTCGTGGTCACCACAGTTCCGAGAACTGCTTGCTTTCCGCAACCTCGCCAACACCTTTGGTACAAAGTTCGCAATCGAAAACCTAATTGCCTCGTCACCCGAAAATGACCGCCCTGTTGTGGTCGAAGTATTTAGTCGGGTCTTTGGCGAGGAATGTGTACCTGCTAAAATCTAGGGTCTTGTCCTTTCTGTACCCCTAGCAGGTCGGGGCAGGTAGTTATGGTGGCTACCTGCCCCACTCTCTCATTTGACAAGAGTGGGGGTCTGGACATACAATCGAAGCAACGACAACGAAAGGTGAAAATAATGTCGCACTTTGGAAACACAAGTGGAGTGAAGCACACTCCCTCGGAATGGCTTGCGGTAGGTTCGCAGGTCGGGCAACTGGTAAACAACTGGGCAGAACGAAATGATTTGGTGGTGTACCTCGGGGGTGACCTCAAAAGCGGTAAAACCTCAATCGCTCTGTTTGACCCTCGCTTGGCTGAAATCGAAATCCACGCCAAGAACGCATTTGGTATCGCTGACCCGAAGTGGGTCGGTGACCTCAACAATCGTGACGAGCAGTACGAGTTCCCAAAAGCAACTGGGGCAATTCTCCACGAAGCACTACACGCTCGGTTCACTCTTTGGGATTTGGAAAAGGCAAGCAAGGAACTTTCCGAGAGCGAGAACAAGGCACTTCACTTGTTAGAGGAAAGTCGAATTGAGGCTCTTGGCGTTCTGACCTTTCCCGACAATCGTGACTTTCTCCGCGCTTCCGCTATGGAAATCGTGCTGGGCGAACTTGACGAGGAAACACTTTCCAAACTATCGGGAACTCGCGCTTTCGCGCAGGTCGGTGCGCTGGTCGGTGCGCGAATAGACGCTGGGGTTCTGGACAAGCGAGATGTGGCAGATGTAATTGCCCTTGCGGTGGATAACCTCGGTCAAGAACTCTATGACCAACTCCGCGCTATCTGGCGTAAGGCTCAAAACTACACAGCACACAAGAACCCAGAACCTCTGTACGCTCTGGCGCGTGAGTGGGAACAACTTGTTTCCGAACGCGAAAAGGAAAAGGGTGAGGGCGAGGGCGAGGGTGGAGAACCCAGCGAGGGTGAGGGCGAGGGAATGGGCAAGGCTCTTGCCAAAGCAATCGCAGAAGCAATCGCAGAAAGCGCAGACGAAACCTCATTCCGAGCCAACGACAGCCTCTCCCAGCGTGAGCAGAGCGAGAAGTGGGCTGACGAAGCGAAAGAACGCAACGCTGACGGCAAACGCCGACAGCAGGGCAAGGTTGAGCAGGGCAAGGTCTTTGCGAAATCAACTGGTGAGCAGGGAACTAATGGCTCTGGCTCTACGCTCGTGGAAACTCGTAAACCAACTTCTGCCGAGCGCGTAGCCTCGGTCAAGGTCGGGCAACTTCTGGAAAAGGCAAAGTATCGTGAGCGTGATGTGACCACAGTTCGCTCGGTTCTCCCTGCTGGTCGGTTGCGAACTCGCTCTCTTGTTCAGGCAAAGGCTTTGGAGAGCAAGGGCGTATTCACGCCAGTCGAAGCGTGGGAAGCCAAAACTCGTAAGCACACAGACGAGCCAACTCTGACGATTGGCGTAATGGTAGATATATCGGGGTCAATGGGTATGGCTATGAACCCTATGGCAACGACAGCGTGGGTTCTCGCCAACGCAGGTCGGCGCGTTCAGGCTCGGACTGCTATGGTCTATTACGGCTCGGGGGTATTCCCGACACTTCGACTTGGAGAGAAACTTGACGAGGTTCGCGTGTGGTCTGCCCCAGACGGCACAGAGAAGTTTGACCAAGCGTTCCGCGCTCTGGACAGCCACCTCACTCTGCTGGACAGTCAGGGCGCAAAAATGCTCGTGGTCGTTTCTGACGGTCAATACACGAACGAGGAAAGCAAAAGGGCAAGGGCTTGGGTTCAGGAGTGTGAGAAAAAAGGCGTGGCGGTTCTCTGGCTGACTTTCGATAATTACACCAACATCATTGACCCCTACCTCGCTGGCACGAATGGTCAGGTCGTAAAACTGAACGCTGACGAGATTGAGAAGTCGGCAGTTCTGATTGGAACTGCTGGCGCAGAAGTTCTGTCGCGGATTGGTCGCAAGAACTCATAGAAACTTGGTGGCAGGGCGTTTCTCACCTTTCTCCCTGCCACCAACCTCAACTTGACACGAACAACGAACGAGCGTAGTATCAGTAACAGGCAAACGAAAGGACAACGAAAATGCCAAACTGGGTAAGCAACACTCTCACCGTAAGTTCCAATGGAAAATCGGATAATCCCGAGATGATTGAGTTTCTGTCGCTCGTTGGAAAAGATGTTCCGCAGGGCTGGGTCGAAAACGACAAGGGCGAACGGACTGAACTCCGCTATGACGATAATGGTGGGTTCTCTTTCCTCGCGTTTGTTTCTCCACCTGCCGACAAGATCGAGGAATACTATGGCAAAAAAGGCTGGGAAAATGGCGAGGAAGTTGGCAATACTCAATACAACTGGTACAACTGGAACTTGTCAGAGTGGGGTTGTAAATGGGATTGTTCCGAAGTCTATGTCTGGACAGAGGAGAACGAGGACAGTAATTCTTTCTTTCAGGTTCAGTTCCAAACTCCTTGGTCACCACCCGAGGAGTTTCTAAGAACTCTAATGAACAAGTTTCCCTCGTTGGATATGACCCTCAACTGGGAAGAAGAACAAGGCTTTGGCGCGGAGTGGTCTGCCAGCGACCCTGATGATAATGGAGAGCGTTCCATTGTCATTGACGAGGAGTGGGATATCCCCGACAGCCACGCTGACTATGTTGAGCGTGACCGCGAGGATAGTTGTAACTGCGCGTGGGCTGACGAACCGAACGACTGGTACGAGGACTGCCCCGACCGAGCCGAGGAAATCTTGCGCTGGAACAAGGAAAACGGTATCATTGACCCCAGCGCACAAGAACCCGACCTAGTTTACTAGGCTGACGAAAGGAAAGACAATGGGATTGTATCGAATTACACTCGGCTCAACGAGTTACCACTATGTAGATGTGTACGCTGACAGCGAGGATGAAGCGTATGACATTGGCGTTGAGAGGATTGCCAGCGGTGACGAGGATGATAGTGACTTTGGGGAATACTGGGATGAGGGCGAAACCGACTTGATTGACGAGAACGCCACCGACCCAGCAAACAAAACCCCCAAAGAAGAACCAGACTTGGTGTACTAATGGCAAAGTATCGCGTTCAGAAATGTGCCTATGTCTGGTACTCGGTGGAAGTTGAGGCTGACAATGAGGATGAAGCCAAGGAACTTGGCAACGAACTCCTTGACAACGGACACCACGCAGACGAGGAGTTTGGTGACTGGTCTGGTGGAGATGTATATGTAGATGAGATTGAGGAGTTTGTCTATGCTCGTACCCCAAGCCCCACAGCCCAAGAACCCGATTTGATTTACTGACTTGACAAGAGTTCTCAACAAGCGTAGTATTTCTAATAGGTCGAACCCGACCAGACAAAACGACAGAAGGGAAGTAGTCGAAATGACTAGCACCAAAACCAAAACCGAAGCACAGACCGATAAGGTCGAACTAAAAGCAAAGGCTCGTAAGGCTCTCACGGCATTTGTCGAAGCCAAGCAAATCATCAAAGAAGCCGAGGAAGTCAAAGCGCAAGCGGAAAAAGAAATCCGCGAGGCTCTTGGTGAAGCCACCGTTGGAACAATCAACGGCTTTCAGGTTCTCTCGCTTGCTTTCCGCAAGCGAACCACTGTGGACAGCAAGGCTCTGGAAATTGACTTTCCTGTTGCCTACGAAGCCACCAAGCGCGTGACTGAATACGACTTCATCACGACAATCCAAGCCCCTACCACAAAGGCGTAGGTAGGTAGGGCAGGGTTTCTTCCATTTCCCCTGCCACGCGAGGCACTTCTCACCCCCCTCGGGAAGTGCCTCGCCTCTCCAAATGGTATAGGATTAGACTTGTCGAAAGGAAAAAAAATGGCACAAACAGTCGCAGATGTAATCAAAACGCTTTCCGCTATGAACCCAGACGAACCAATTATGTTTCTTTACTGGACTGGTAGCGAAGTCGGTGATGACCAAAATAACGGCTTTACCGCAACAGAAGCCCACCAAGCACAAGTCATAGAAAACTTTACCATTGGTGATTATACTTGGGAACAAATCAACGAGGACTGGCAAGACGCGGTTCACAGCGTTATTGGCGAGTTCCGTTGTGAGGATTGCTGGGAGTATCACTACGGCTCAAAAAGTGTTGACGGTGAGGTGACCTGCCCCGATTGTGGCGAGGAGAGTGATGTAGTCTATGACGGAGATACGGTCAGCGACTGAATATGCCGAAGTAACAGCAGTCACAGGATATTCCCGCTACGAGTTGGCACAACATAACGCACCTCGGATTATCGAAATAAAAAACCTCTACACAGCCTCAATCAATAGTGAACCAATGGTTCACTTCACTTGTCAATGTTGCGGTAAGCAGTTTGTAATTCGGACAGGTGACATTTGTTACAAGCCACTAGGAAAAATAGAACCCGACCTAGTAACTCCAACTTGACACGAACTTCGCACGAATATAGACTTGGCAGTACCCCCAACGAAAGGAAACCAAAAATGGGAAATCGCTCGCTTATCGTAATTCGCTCAAACTCGTTTGATAACGACAATGAAATCCGCTTCTACGGTCATTGGTCAGGAACGGACAATGTTCAGGCTGTTCATAATGTCTTGGCTCGGACTGGTCGGGTCGGTGACCCCTCGTATCTAACGGCTCAACTGTTCCACGAGTTCTCGGTCAATCTCGGTGCGTATGACGGTGAAGTATCGTTTGGTATCTATACTGCCGAAACTGGAAGTGACGAAGGTTGGATTGACAGCCCCACCGTTTATATCAACGCTGACTATGGTCACTACGAATACGAGGGTAAAACCTACGAAGTAGAAACCAAAGGCTCTGTCCCCAAACCAACCCTGCGCTGTGAACCTGATGTGGTTTACTAATGCTGTATCGTGAGGCTCTTGGCGAGGTCTTGCGCGAACTCCGAACGGACAAGCGCAAGAACCTCGTTGATGTGAGTAAGTATGTTTCTATCGCTCACCTCTCGGAAATCGAACGAGGTCACAACGAAGTTTCTAGCGAAGTGCTAGAAAGTATCGCAGACGGTCTTGGTGTGACTGTCTATGACATTGTTACGCTGGCAGGGTGGAAACTACAAACTTCCAACGAAAAACAAAACAGCCCCGCCCGACTTGACAATATATCTCTCACCCGATAGATTTATCATACCAACCTAAACAAAGGAGAAATAGTGTCTGACATAATCACAGTCACAGGGCTTATCGCCACAACACCGCGCCACATTGTAACCAGCGAGGGGCTTGCTATCACCTCGTTCCGACTCGCTTCACCACAACGCCGTTTCGACAAAACAACTCTGAAATGGGTGGACAGTTCGACCAACTGGTACACCATTACCGCATACAAGCAACTTGCTATCAACTGCGTTCCCTCGCTCTCAAAAGGTGACCGTATTATCGTTTCAGGTCGGTTGCGTGTGCGCGACTGGGCAACTGATGATAGGGTCGGTACAAATGTCGAAATCGAAGCAGAGGTTATCGGTCACGACTTGTTCTGGGCAACTGCTGTCGCAACTCGGATAGTAGCACCGTCAAAGGTTGAGGAACCCGAAGTAGTCTAATCTTGGTGGTGGGTTTATTTCCGTTTCCCCACCACCAGTAGCCGAGGTTTCCCCTACTTTCCTCGGCTGGAAAGTCCCCTACAAGTGTTAGGCTTGTAGGGGCTTTCCCCATTTCTGGGGGCAAAAACCGTAAAAACCGTAAAACCCTAAAATCAAAACCCCGCTTCGCGGTGACCGCTACGCGGTGAAAACCGTTTCTTTGAAAAAAGAAACCGCCCCGACACCCCTTGACTTGACATTGGTTGCTATAAATGAGATACTAAATATAACTTCTAACGAAAGGAAATAAAGTGGCTGGTTACAACTACCCCGAAGGGTCAATGATGGGTTCAGGCATTTACGCTGACGAGTTTGAGTATGAAGCGTTTGAGTGCGAAAACCCAGACTGCGACAACAAGCACAATGAAGCGCAGACCGTAGTTACCAACGATTGGGGTGACTGGGAAGTTGAGTGCGCCAACTGCGGTATTACACACGAAGTTTCAACAGACCAAGAAGCAGGATACGACCCTGCTGAACCTTGGATAGATGCAAACTAATGCGTATCCAACACCTCAAAAAACTCAACGAGGATAAGTATGAAATTACTTCTCCCGACTGCCCCGATTGCGGTTTAGCAGGAATGACCGCAACTATCGACGGCGCACAACTGTACGGAGTAAATCAAGGTATCTTGATGATACAAGACATTCTTCCCGATTTACCCAATTATGAACGCGAACGGTTCATTTCAGGAATGTGCGACCCTTGCTACAGCAGTATTTGGGCTGAATAGCAAAGAAAAAAAAAACGCCCCCACTTGACTTCGGTTTGGTGGGGGCGTATTCTTATTATATCGGGGGCAAAACAACAATCCTCGATAGGAGAAAAAATGGTAAAAGATTATTTCGGGGGTGCGGTTGGCGCACTCTCAATCCTCGCAGGACTTCACTTCGTTCCTGTCGAACTACTGTCAGAAAACGAGGAACTGCTGGCTTTGATTAGTAGCGGTGCGAACCTCAAAGAACTGTCCGATTTCGTAGCAGAGAACTACTAGGGGGTACGAAAATGCCAAAATCAGGTGACGAGGAATACAACCCTCTCAATGACCTTGACTACAAAGACGAACTTCGCAAGATGGCTTTGACTGACCGCGAAATCTTTGCCCTCTTTGTTATGGCTGGTTCTCTGGCTATGGGTATCCACCTCGCGTTTGACCCCGAAGTAGACTTCGACAAAGAAGCAGACGGCAGGGTAAAGCGTATGGGGCGTGAAGCACTCATTCATTCGACCATAAATGTCAAAGACGAACTAGGTGGGTTACTAACCAAAATCCTAGAACGGTACGAGGTAAACGAGAAAGCAGAAACCGACAGCGTGTTTGCTGACCTAATCAACAACCTCAAAGACGAGAACTAAGTTTCTCCCAGACCTGAGTAAGTCTAAAACTGCTCAACTCAAAAATCAAATAAAAAACAAATCGCCCCCCACCTTGACTTGACATTGGCGGTCATTCGTGGGACTATTGAGTGTCGGAACAATCCGACAGAAACGGAGAACAAAAAAGTGGACAACACCGAATTGAGCAACACGCTCACAGAAGCAACTGATGTTCTGAAAGAAGTCAAGGCAAGGCTTATCGCAACTGAGGAAGCCCGTAAGTTCGCAGTCAGCAAATTGGACTTCTACCGAGAAATGGTGGACAAGGCAAGTGACATTCTCAAAACCGCAATCGCCAACGGTGAAGTAGACGGTGAAGATGATTTCATTGTCGAACTATGTGACGCGCTTGGTGTCGAACTCACCCAAGAGGTCGAAATCGTAGTGACCGCCACTTGGCGCGGAACACTCACCATTCCGCTCGGAAAAGATGTTTCCGACTACGAGGACTACTTCGAAGCAAGTATCGAAACCACAGACAGCGATATGGACTTCGCCTACGGCTACCAGACAGATAGCCTTGAGGTTGAGGAAGCCTGAACCAACCGCAACGCGCTCTCCGAAAGGGGGGCGCGTTTGCGCGTTGGAAAACCGTAAAACCGTAAAAACCGTAAAATCAAAAACCCCTCGGAGCTTCGCCCCTCGAGTGGCCGCTTCGCGGTGAGGGCTTCGCCCTTTGCTTCGCAAAAACAAAACCGCCCCGACCACCCTGACTTGACTGAACCGCTGCGAGGGTATAGATTTATATCAAGGCAATAACGCTGAAACGGAAAGGCAAGAAATTGGAACAGGAAACAGAAGCACGAGTGTCACGCAACTCGGAACTGGTAATTATTCCAGTCAAGGTTGAGGCTGGTGGACTTTGGAGTTCGGTGTTCGGTGGTGGCTGGGAGTTCTTTGGTAACCACATTAAGTCGGTGGAGTTTCTCAACGGCTCGTCTTGGGAAGAAGTCGGCTTGGCTCGTATCACGGCTCTTGACCCAAAAGACGAGGACAAGACGATTACCGTTGAGGTTGGTATTCACAAGATGGTAGAGGCTTACGCGGAACTGCTAAGTCAGGACACCTACGCCAGTCACTCAATGGCTCAATCGTTCTACGGCAACAGCGAGTTTGACTTTGACGCTATGACCTCTGACTGTGTGATACAGCAAATGGTCTACGGCGAAATCGTCTACGGATAGCCGTTGCGCCCCACTCTTTCGGGAGTGGGGCTTTGCCGTGTAAAACCGTAAAAATCAAAACCGTGACCGCGCTTTGCGCGGAGAAAACCCACATCGAAAAACAAAAGCCCCCGACCCCCTGATTTGACAAGTCGGCTCACTATCTGATAGATTTACATATGTAACCGTTGTCATCAGTTACCGCCCTAATCCTATCTAGGAAGTCGGATAGGTGCGTTTTCTCCATTCGCTAAAAGACTTCTCGCACCTGAGTATGTGCGTCTGTGGAAACAACTACTCACCCAACAAAAAAGGAGAACGGAAATGGCATTATCTTGGAGTGATATCAACTGCGATGGTTGTTCCGCTTGGTTCGATGGTGACCCAATAGGTCTTATCGGAACAAACCCAACATACGGAGTGACCGACACCAAAAAGGTTGAGGAACTGACCTACTTCTGGTTATGCGGTGACTGCGCCGAGGCGTACCCCAATGGCGCAAAGGACTTCTTTGTTCCTGAATACTTCGAGGACATTCCAATGTGCGCCAACTGCGATGATGAGGAAGTTGAGAGCAAGGGTCACTTCTGCGATTATTGTAATAGTCTGGTTGCCGAACAAAACTAAATAGCAGGAAAGGGGCTAGGTCGAAAGACTAGGCGTGGACTACCGTGATAGTCCGAGGTTCGAAACCTCATAGCCCACACCACCATAGGATATTAGTAGTATGCCTATGGGTCAGTACGCCGACAAAGAGCGTACACGAGTAAAGGTTATTCTCTACTAAGGACTAACCAATTTACGACCACATATGGTAGCGCAAGCGTGGCTAAACCACCTAAATCCCCTCTCTAACTCAAAGTGTCTGGAAAGATGCTGGTGAAGTTTCTGGTCAAAAGTATATTAGTTCCATACTTTATGAAACTGGTGGTTAGAGAGGGGATTTCTTATTTAGAAAATCAAAGAAAAAACAAAACGCGCCCCACTCGCCGTTTGACATTCGTGCGGATACCGCGTAATGTTTCTTATGTGGGCAAATCAACAATCCACAAAAGGAGAAAGAAATGGCTAACAACGCCGAAACCACCGAGGTTGTCGAAATCAAACCTCAAAACAAGAAAGTCCGTCAGGCACTCGCAGACTTCATTCAGGCGAAAGCAGATGAAAAGTCGGCAAAAGAGCGCAAGGCTACCGCAGAAGCAATTCTGCGAGAAGCACTCGGAACTGCCACCGTTGCGACTGTGAACGGTACAAAGGCTTTCTCTCTCGTGTCCAGCAAAAACTCCTCGTTTGACGGTAAAATGTTACAAGAGAAGTTTCCTGTCGCTTACGCCGAAACTCTCCGCGTAACGCCCTACGACTACATTCGCACCGCGTAGTCCTCTCGCCTCGCGCCTATCCAAAAGGGTAGGCGCGTTGGCGCGTCTAAAACCATAAAAACCATAAAACCAAAATCAAAACTGCCGTGCGGCCGATCGCGCTACGCGCGTCGGACAGCACGGAGACCCTTCGGGTGACGGGGGCTACGCCCCCTAAAACCCTCAAAGAAAAAACAAACCCCGCCCCGACCCTGACTTGACTAAATGTTCCGTTTATTATAGAGTTAGTATGTGAGGCAAATCAACAATCTCACAAAGGAGAATACCGTGACCGAGAAACAGACATTCACTCTGACAAACGACTGCGTTTGTACGAAGTTTGACGAAGAAACAGGCGAGGAGATGGTTGACGAGAATGGCGACCCCATTCCCAGCGACTACTGCCACGAATGTTACGAAGAAGAACTCGCAGTCTTCGATGAGTTTGTCCTTGACGAATGGCTGGCGCGTAACAACGCCGACCGTGATAGCCGAATTATCGTTTCTAGCGAGGCAATGAATTGGAACAAAGTTTCAGGATACGCCAGCGTTTCAGCGAAAGACTTGGTTGATACTCTCTCAATCAATTCGTCTTGGATACTTCGTTTCACTCTTGACGACAAAGAATTGACTGTCGTTCGTTCATCGCACGATGAACTCGGCGCACCGTTTGTTGTAGTAATCGACACTCGGGAGGAGTAACCGCCGACTGCCCATAGCCGAAAGGTTGTGGGCAGTCGCCCGCAGGCAAAACCGTAAAAACCAAAAAGCCCCTCGCTACGCTCGGGTGAACCGCTGCGCGGTGAGGGGCTGCGCCCCTAACCCCAACTGCGAAAAATAAACCCCCGCCCACCCCCTACTTGACATTCGTGCGGATAGGTGAAAGACTGGATATAGGCAAGGGAACTCCCAAGCCACAGACAGAAACGGAGAAATAATGTCATTCGACTGGAACAACCCAAAGGACTTGGACAGTCTGTTCAATTCCGAACGAATTGACGAAATTGTTGCCAATCCCGATGAACCGCAAAACGCGGAAGTGTTGCGGATTATCAACAAGATGTCATCAACAGATGAAGAAGTCGTCATCGGATACTTTGTGGAAGACAAAAACTGATGGCGTGTGAAGACTTTCCTTGTTGTGGACACGAAACGCCTAGCGACTGTTCAATGACTGAAGAACAGTACCAAGCGGAACAAGAGGCAATTTATGCTGAAATCGAAGCCAATTACTGGAACTAAGTAGAAGCCCTACCGACCTAGTCAAGTCGCAAAACTGACTCCCCACGGGGTAAAACCGTAAAAACCGTAAAACCCGCGTGGCCCGGTTGCGCTTCGCGCACCGGAGCAACGCGGAGACCGCTGCGCGGTGAGGGGCTGCGCCCCTAACCCCAAAGCAAACCCAGAAAAACAAATCCTCCCGCCCCTCACTTGACAAAAAATGTGAACTATGCGAGTATTGAGGTATCGGAACAATCCGACAGACAAAGAAATGGAGAAATAATGTCTGAACCCAAATATCCCGAAGTCGTAGTCCAACTGACTGGACTTGACGGAAACGCCTTTACCATTCTTGGCACAGTCCAGAAAGCACTCAAACGAGCAGGTGTTGAGAAGTCGGAAGTTGATGCCTACTTCACCGAAAGCACCGCAGGTGATTACGACCACTTACTCCGTACCGCAATGGAATGGGTGACGGTAAAGTGACCACCAGTAGCGACCCACTCTTTGACGAAGATGACCTGAACGTTCCAGATTTCTATTGTAAGCACGGAACATTCATCGGCAATCCTTATGGCGGAGATTATCTCTGTGGTTGGTGCGAAAACGGAGAGTGACAACCCAAATACCCAGACCCAGGTGGTCTGGGTATTTGGCGTTTGTGGAAAACCGTAAAACCCAAAACCGTGAACCCCGCCCCCGGCCGATCTTCGCTGCGCTCAGGTCGGCAGGAGCGAAAACCCAAACATCGAAAAAACAAACCCCCCGCCCGCCGCACTTGACAATGTTCCTTAGAGATGAGAGTATTTAGATGTCGGAACAACCCGACCAAAACACGAAACGGAGAAATCGTGGACAGGTATGAAAAACGCACCAAAGGCTATCGAGCGCGAGTGATTGACAGCGAACGGTTGACCAAACACATTCACAAAATCCTCGAACTGACTTACGGGCAGTTTACTGGTCTTGACGATTGTATAGTCGAGCCATTGGTGTTCACCGAACTTTCTGAGAAAGACCCTTGGGGAAATCCCCGAGTAGCCATTATCGGAACAGAGGGAGTCGGTTGGCAGAGTGATGCGGATAGCCGTATTGTTTCCGTTCCACTTTACGCGAATGGCGGAATGAGCCAAGCCCGACCGGTCGAAATCCACAAGGATATGCTCGCAACATTCGCCACCGACGAATGGGTTGACCTAGCCGATTGGGTACGAATTTTCGGTGACCGTCTTGACAGCAATCTCTGGCTGTGGCAGACCGCAATGCCTCTCGTAGTCAACTACGAGTGACCCGAGTCCCCTACCCGAAAGGGTAGGGGATTTCTCGCGCCTAAAATCGTAAAAACCGTAAAAACCATAAACCCAAAACCTTGAAAACCCCCCGCATTGGATCTCGCTTCGCTCGAACCTATGCGGTGCCCTTCGGGGCTACGCCCCTACGGGTGCGCTTCGCGGAGAATCCTTCTCGCACGGCATCGAAGAGATACTCAGCTCGGCGGAAACCCACCGCTACGCGGTGAAAATCAAAAAATCAAAGAAAAAACAAACCCCCCGCCCCCTCTCACTTGACTCGATGCCCGTCTTATGGCAGTATTAGAGTATCGGAACAATCCGACAAAAATGGAAGGAACGAAAGTGAAGGCTCTGGTACTCAAAACAAACAACACAATCCAGGTTGAGGAGGACACGAACGAGTTTGTGTCGTACGCGACGCTCTCTCGTGCGGTCGGCGGAATGATTGAAGCGGTCACGCTTCCAAGCGGTCTGACGCTCTGGGTGAACGAGGAAGGCAAGATGGACGGACTTCCTGTGAACGATTACGCAACTAAATTGTTCACTTCGGCATTCGGTTCGGGTATCGACATTATCGTCGGAAACGCTATCATCACGGGTGGCGCGGATGATGAGGGTGAAACTCTCGGACTGACTGACGAGCAGGTTGCGGAATTGGTTGACAACATTCTCCACGCTGGCTCGCCGTCCTAATCCACTCACCGACTGCCCCGACCCGAAAGGGTTGGGGCAGTCCCTATTTCTGCGCGGAAAACCGTAAAACCAAAACCCTGAAAACCCCGCTGCGCGGAGAAACCCCCAAACCCAAAAATCAAAGAAAAACAAACCCCCGCCCGCCATTTGACTTATATGCGAATATCTGACAGAATAGTGTTATAACAACAGAAAGGAACACCATGGAAGAAATCGAATGGGAAGAGCCACCTCCTGCGAAATCAAGAGCCTATCCAAAAGGAGTGTATGTTGATATCGCAAAGGTACTCCGACAAAACCCAGGGAAGTGGGCAATCGTTAGGCGCGATGGGCAAGGCAATATGGCTATATTTATCCGACGAGGTCAAGTCAAAGGGTTTACCCCTGCTGGCTCTTTCGAGGCAGTATCACGAGCCAATGGGCTGGGCAGAGGTCGCGCTACCATTTATGCTCGATATGTTGGAGTTACCGAGTGACCGCAACGCCGAGCCCCTACCCGAAAGGGTGGGGGTTTGGTGTGCGGTAAAACCGTAAAACCCAAAACCTTGAAAACCCAAAACCCCGCTGCGCGGTGGAACCCCAAACCCAAAAATCAAATAAAAACAAAACCCCCCGCCACCTCACTTGACTTAGGTGCGGAAATCTGACAGTATTAGGGTATCGGAACAACCCGATAAAACGAAAGGAATGGAAGTGCCTTTTTTCCAAATCATTATGAGAGTTGATGACCCTGATATTGACGCTGAAGGATTGAGCGTGGTACTCGAAGAGGTCGGAGATATCGCAAGCATTGTCCAACTAATCGAAGAGGAAGACTAATGGGACACAAGCACGAATGGAATCACTGGCTAACCTGCGATGAGTGTGGAGAGCCTCATCTGAGAGAGTGCGTAGTTTGTGGAAAACAAGACGAAGAACAAGATTAGCGTAGTCTTCTTCAGCGTCACCGAGTGACCAACCCGACCTAGTCAAGTCGCAAAACTGACTAACAACCCAACCGAGAGGAAATAATGGAAATAGTATCAGATTATGAAATACTGAAACTAGCGCACTCGCTTATCACAACAGCAATTACCGAAGAAGGTATTTTTGGTGAGGGAATAGGCGCAAACTTTATTGTCGTTGATAACGCAAGAAAAATGGTTACGGAATATCTCCTTGCTTGCGCTACTGGAAAAATCAACAACGAACCAATTACTATCTAACCAACGCCAGCCCGACCCGAAAGGGTCGGGCTTGGTGTGCGGTAAAACCGTAAAACCAAAACCTTGAAACCCCCCGCTGCGCGGAGGAAAACCAAACTACTAAAAACAAAAACCAGCCCGCCTGTCTTACTTGACATAATTGTTTTTATATGAGATTATTGAAGTATCAGCCCGAAAGGGGAAACCTCAAAATCGAGAGGAAATGAAGTATGGTAATTCTCCGTAACTTCACCAATGCCAAGCACACCGCTTGGTTGCTGGAAATCGAAGCGAAGCAGTTGAAGGCAATCTCCAATGGTTCGCCGTCACGCTGGCGCACGATACTCACAAAAGGTAAGTTTGTCTACCTGAGTGAGTACCAAGCACTCGATGTCCTGACGGAACTTCGTCAGCGCGGTATCAAGTTTGATACCAAAATGGTTGTTATCTAGCCATTCCCAGACCTGGGTACGTCAAAAACTGCCCACCCAAAAGACGAAAGGACTATCGTGGACAATAACACGCTAATCATTCTCGGATTTATCGTGAGTTTCTTGACGGGTATCGCAACCACGCTGTTGGTAATAAATATGCGGTATCTCTTGAAAGACCGACCACGCTTGAACCACCGAGGACGCGAGTATGTTCGCGCTCTCAAATCCAAAGGCTACTACTCAATACGCACCAAGTAGCCTCAACTGAAAGCCCCGGCGCTAACGCGCTGGGGCTTTTTGGCGCGTGGTAAAACCGTAAACCCAAAAACAAAACCCCCGCTACGCGGAGAACCCCTAACCCAACCCAAGAAAAACAAACCCCCGCCCTGCCGCGATTTGACAGAGATAGTTTCGTCTGCCAGAATTGAGATATCTACCCGCAACAACCGAAAGGAACTCACCATGTCTGTAACATTCTCTCCCGCTGACTGGAACACGCGCCAGCACTCCGTCACCTGTATCTGCGGCAAGACCACGCCAATGCGTTTCCCCGACTACACTTCGGCAGTCCACCACTCCCAGCGTTTCGTTGCCGCATGTGGCGATGAATACTGCGACCCCTACGGAGCAGCCGTTGAGGGAACTGCGCCCGAGTGCCAACTCGCCAACGGAAACGCCGCGGAGCTCTTGGAGATGCTCGGCATCCTAACCACGGAAAACGATTTCTCGGATGCCTGTGTCGGCGCACTACCAGCCGAGGACATGCTCGGACGAGTACTTACGGTAATCGCCTTGATGCCCGAGGACGATGGACGCCCCGCCGTTGATATCTCGCACCCGTCATTCGGTCCGCGTATCATCGAAGGTGGACACCCCGCGGGATACTTCGACCAGAAGTTTGCCGACCTTCGTACCGTCTGTGAGGATGCCAAGTCACGCGGAGTGGCAGTCACCTGGGGATAGCCCGACAGCCCGACAACCCAAAAGGTTGTCGGGCTTTCGCGCGTCTAAAACCGTAAAACCATAAACCCCAAAACCCGCACTGCCGGATCGCGCTTCGCGCGTACCGGCCAGTGCCGCCCTCGCTACGCTCGGGAGGGGCTGCGCCCCCTCAAAACCAACTTCGAAAAACAAAACACGCCCGACTCATTTGACAAAGAACCTTGAGTTTGAGAGGATAGAGATGACAGAGAGGAGTGGAAAATGTCCACAAAAACACCAATACCACCAAACGCCGAAAGGTATTTGTTGGCAATAATCCAATCTGGTTACCTAAAGAAATAGGAGAAAACAATGTTCGGAACTAGTGACCAATCAAGAGGATACCGCGCCGCATTTGCGACAGTCTTATACATATTCGCATTAGCAATCGCAGTAAGTATGAAACACTACGCGGAAATGTACCCGACCTACGACAAAACCCTTGATATTATTTCCATCTTTGGAAGCGTCATCTTGGCATCAGCGTTGTTCGGTTACAATGTCGGAACGCGACACCTACGCCCTTGCGGAGAGTGTGAGTACCGTAATGTCGAACCGCCCCACACTCTTTGCCGAGAGTGTGTCCAATTGGTAGATGAGTATTACTACTACGAACCAGAGGCGATTAGCAAACGCCGTTTCTTCAGCAAGTAACCACTGCGAGCCCGACAGCCGAAAGGTTGTCGGGCTCGCCCTATTTGTGTAAGACCGTAGAAAACCGTAAAACCCAACCGCGCGGCCCGGCGTCGCTTCGCTCCGACGGGCAGCACGGCAAAACCCCGCACTTCGAAAAACAAAGCGCCCGCCCGACTCATTTGACAACGAATGTCCTGTATGCGAAAATGGAGATGTCCACCAGTACCCAACGAAAGGAACGGACATGATAGACCCCGAATTGCTCGGACCGCAGGAACACACCGACCCAGCGTTAGAGGCAGAAATTCAGGTTGCTGTCTTTGGCGAGCCACCCGAGGAAATTCCGAACGGTTCATACGAAGTGTTCCGTGACGAGGAATGTGCTCACGAAGGATGTCCCGACTACGGAGTGCTTGAGCAGCAAAAAGGTCGGATGTGCTACTTTGATGGCGAAGTGACATTTGAGTTTGAATGTTACGGATGCTCTCGAGACAATGTTGCCTTTCTCAAAATGGTTGACTACGACCCCGAACAGGCAGACGAGGAATAGTCTGTGTCCACCGCGAGCCCGACAGCCGAAAGGTTGTCGGGCTCGCCCTATTTCGATTCCGGCCACGCGGCGCGATCCGTTTCGCTTCGCTACACGAACGCGCAGCGTAGCGGAATCGTGCGTGTGGAAAAACCGTAAAAACCGTAGAAAACCGTAAACCCAAAACCAAACCCAAACCCAACCGCGCGGCCCGGCGTCGCTTCGCTCCGATCGGGCAGCGCGGAGACCCTCGCTACGCTCGGGAGGGGCTTCGCCCCCAACCCCCCGCACCACCGTGTATACTATACATATGGATAAATCTATTCCTCCCCTGATTCAATCATCAATTGACTTTATCGACTCTTTTTATACAGACTATGAGCGCGGTAAGCTAGATCTCAAAACACTTTCTATTCTTGATCTAGTACGGCTTCAAAACGCTTTTGAGATGTCTTATGAGTACTTAAATTACGTAGAAAAGCCCCAACTTACTACGTTTAGACGCCTAATTGCTGCACATCTGTCAAATTTTTAATATTGCTCGGATCTCTAAGCCAACCAACGCGGTTGGCTTTTTGATTTCTAAGACTTGTAGTGTACACTGGAACAACGTTTTGCCAGATCGGTAAACCGTAAGGGAGACCCAGACAATAAACGCCGAGAAATTACTCTCAAAGGAAAGGTAGGCGCTAAATGAAAAGGTTTGTAACTACGGCTATGGGAATGTCATTGTTGTTTACAGCATGTAGCAGCACGGCACTATCTATAGTAAAACCTGAAGTAACATACGCAGCTGACTCTAGTAGTCAGCAAACAGATCTCATCGATCTCTTATTGAGTCCCGAAGAGTATCAAGCCCTTCAAGAAAGCGAGGCAGCGAGAATAGCTGCTGAGCAACATGATAGGAAAATTGCTCGCTTAGAGCAGAAGAACGCAAGCAAGATGAAGAAAGTCCTAACTAGACTCGAGAGAACTGTAGGCCGAACATGGTATGCATTCTCCGGATCTACTCCCGCCGGTTGGGACTGCTCTGGTCTTGTTGCATGGACGTACAAACAAATGGGAGTACGTCTTCCTCATAGTGCAGCAGCTCAATCTGTACGGGGTCATTTTGTCAATGATCCAGTCCCAGGTGATATTGTTGCATACTACTACCGGGGTTACTCGGTAGCATCACATACCGGAATCTATATCGGTGATGGAAAAGTAATCCACGCGCTTAAGCCTGGAACCGTTACACGGGTTGAATCCGCTGAAGATGGGGTCGTGAGTTGGAGTATGTATCCTCGATATGTACGGATCATTCCACTCACTGAGCCGTTGGAGCGTATCGAGAGGCAGGGATCGTCTGTTCCTGTTTCTGTTATAGGAACTGCGTCCTAGTCGCTTCATCCTAGAGGCCCTTCCGTTATGCGGTTGGGCCTCTTCCAATGTATGATATGATGTTACTGTTCAAACATTGGAGATCATAATGACAGAACTACTACAGATCCTAGCCCTTGCAGTATTCGTCGGTCTAGTATGCGGTATCGTCTTAACTACCACTTCTATCATCAAACGTCGACACCGTTTGCAAGACCAGCAACCGTTGCTAGGCGTCGTACTCCCTCAAACGCCACAGGACGCTGTATTAGCGCCTAAAACCACCAGGAAGGTTAAATAACATGCGGAATCTATTTCTAGCCCTTAGAGAGATCGTCTGGCCTGCCGTAGTCTCATTTGCACTAGCGGTAGCAGCCATCATTGTTGCTCTCACATCAATCACCAACATTGATCTTGTAATTTCTCTTTCGTCTGGAGCAATTACAATGGCTATCCTTGCCCAACGAGTTTAGTACGGAAATAATCATGGAAGAATCAATGTCTAATCAAACTGATCCTGAAGATATCGATGCGGTATCTGAAGCAGAAGCGGCTCCGTTAATTCGCCCATCCTCACCAATCAAGACATCAGTACCGATCCCTGTCAATATTGAAGAGATCTATTCATTACTTCCAGAACCCGCCGGGCCTGCCGTCGTCGGTCTTGGGGAAGTAGATGATATCTATCTTTCATCATGCGTATATAAGAATCTGTACTCCAAGAAATCTCTTACGGTACATCACATGCAGCGTAGACTAGCCGAGCTTGGGTACGTTGAAGCGGCAAGAGATCGTGACGGGTACTACGGTGATCTTACTAAGTATGCCATCGCTAAGTTTCAAGCAGCAAACGGTATCGATGGCGACGGATCTATTGATTCCGAGACATTTCAGCTAATTTTTAAAGGTGACCCCAACGTCAGGGTAAACGACTAACCGTGGCCAAAAGTATCATGGAGCAGATCTCTTTGCTGCCACCAGATGAGCAGGTTAAAGCATTAGCCGGTATGGATCCTGAAGCCCTCTTGTGGGATTGGTCCGTGTGGGGCCGACCTGAGCAGCAGGCACCCGAGGGCGATTGGGCGATCTGGGCATACATCGCTGGACGTGGAGCCGGTAAGACCCGAACCGCAGCTGAGTGGGTCCGTGAGCAAGCTAAGTACACAACCACTGGTCAACGACGATTCGCACTGGTTGCACGTACAGCCGCTGACGTACGTGACGTTATCGTTGAAGGTGAATCCGGCATCATGAACGTTACACCACCTTCCGAACGTCCACTGTATGAGCCGTCGAAGCGACGATTGACATGGCCTAACGGCAATACGGCGACGTGTTTCACAGCCGACGAGCCGGACTCATTACGTGGTCCACAGTTCACTCACGCCTGGGGTGACGAGATTGCGGCGTGGCGACAGACCCCCGATGCCGCGGGGATGACAGCATTCGATAACCTACGCGTTGGTACCCGTCTAGGTCGTAACCCCCAGATTATCGTTACGACGACCCCCAAGCGTGTTCCGTTGTTGTACAAGCTACTTGAGGAAGCCAAGACCGGTCGTGTTGCGATTACCCGTGGGTCGACGCTCGACAATTCCGGGAACCTATCCGGTGCCTACCTTGATGCCATTACTGGCGTTTACGCCGGAACTAGGCTAGCCGCTCAAGAACTATACGGCGAAATGCTCGACGATGTTGAGGGCGCGTTGTGGACTCAAGAAATGATAGACCGTGGTCGACAGAACTCGATGCCGCCCGGAACCCCGCTACGTATTATTGGTGTCGACCCGTCGGTAGCCGAGAGCCCCCGCGACGAGTGTGGCATCGTCGTATGTTCAGCAACGGCAGACCGTGACCTATACAAGCGTCAGGCGTGGGTACTTGAGGATGCCAGCATATTGGGGTCACCCGAAACCTGGGCTAACCGTGTCGTCGAGATGGCGCGCAAGTGGGGGTGTCCCGTCGTTGCCGAAATCAACCAGGGTGGTGCGCTAGTCCGTAACGCCATCAATGCCATCGACCCCAATGTCAAGGTGCTGGAAGTCCATTCCAAGTATGGCAAGGCACTACGCGCTGAACCCGTCACCCTCGCGTATGAGCAAAACCGCGTTCACCATATTGGATACCTAGCTGACCTTGAGAGTCAGATGTATTCGTGGATTCCGGGAGAAGGGAAGTCACCTGACCGCGTTGATGCCCTAGTCCACGCTATGACCGCCCTTCTCATCAAGCCGCCACTAGGGTTCAGCGGCGGTAAGATAACTGCGAAATCAATGGCAGACCGTCGTATTAGTAATAACCCATTCAGCCGCGGCGGCGGCGGGTTCCGCGTTAGATAGCCAGCGGGCGGGGGCGCGCTAGCCAGCGGGCGGGGGCGCGCTAGCCAGCGGGCGGGGACGCGCTAGCCAGCGGGCGGGGCGCGCTAGCCAGCGGGCGGGGCGCGCTAGCCAGCGGGCGGGGCGCGCTAGCCAGCGGGCGGGGCGCGCTAGCCAGCGGGCGGGGC